CGTGCTGCTGCCTCTGCTGCCCGTGCTGCCTCTGCTGCTGCCTCTTTATTTTTCACAGAGGGATTCTTAATACACGCCTTGGCAGCGTCTATGGCTTTCCTCGAACTCTTATCATCGGGATATTTTTTCTCGTATAAATCAACGACCTGCTCAGCAGCGTACACAGCATAAGACACATACTGCTTATAGGTCATGTGCCTGACGATAAGCCAGTTGCCCCAATCGCAATGCTTTAACTCGATGCACCGTTTAAGCACCTTAATCAGATCGGGTTCACAACCTTCTTTTTGCCATTGTGCTACCGCATCACTACAGGCGTTATTATCTTTTAGCCATTTCGCTGTTAGCTTTTTCATACTGTGCCTCCTTACCCTATCTTTCGTCATGCTGTGTTGCCTCCTTCTTCTTTTTATGCAAAGCAAGAACATGCTTCAAGTCACCGCACAATCTGGCGGCATGGCAATCGGCACAGATTTTATTACGGCTTGACATCGTTTCTCTATCTGGAACTGTTGCCTTCTTTTCATGGCATACAATACAAAGACTCATCCCTCACCCTCCTTCCTCATTTATTGCCCTTACTCGCTTACCTTGTTCCCCAGCATCTATCACTTCGTGGGGAATGCCGTGATAAAGCAAAACATCACCAATCCTTAATAAACTATCAAGGGCTTCTCGAAGTTCATCACCATTCTTAAATATCCTTATAGTTTTACCTGGCATCTGCCACCCTCCTTACCCCCAAGGGGCTTCTGCTTATTTCTCCACGATTCAAATTCCTCTAACTCATCGGGGTTTTCAGAAAACCATAATAATACGTCATCAAGGAGTTCCGCCGTTTCAGCATCTGAAAATCTTCGGTCTACATCTGCCTGATTCATCTCCCCTCCTCCTTTCCAATCTCGCTTGCCAACGTCAGGATAGCCCTTGCGTAGCCTTGTGGGTATTTACCTTCTTTAATGTACAGGTCTCTCAGGACAGACATCTCGCCAAAACCACAAGTATTGACGATTTCAAATCTTGGCGGGTCTTCTATCAAGATTAAGATTTTCACTTTATTAACTGGTAATCTCACCACCACCTTATCCAGATCGTCCCTTCTGCTCAGCGGATTAAAGTAAAACACTGCACCATCATATTTGCAGAGAATCCCTATGATTGCTCCCATGCCATCTGGAAAAGGGAATATCTCAAACCCGCAGAACTTCGCCGCCGCAATCGTCAAGTCAAGGTCGCTGTGCTTAGTCATGGTTGCTCCTTTGGCTTCTTTAATGTAAGAAAAACATTTCCATTGTCCATCGTATTATAAACAACGAAGACAAGACCATTGATACTTACCTCTTGACCCTTGGCGGGCATTTTGCCGATTACTGCATGAGTTACTTTGTCGCCAAGTTCATCAAACCTTTTTGTTAATTCTTCCGCCTTTCCATAGAAAGCATCTACCAATTCTTTTTCATGATATGATTGCATCTCCCCCTCCGTAAAAGGTTAGTCCCCCTTTATACAATTTCTCTTGATTGCTTCCACATAACAATGATTTGAAAAAAAATCGTGTGTGTTCATCTTACAATACATCATTTCTTTGGATACCCTGTCGGACTGCTCCAATGTGCAATAATAATTTTTTATTTCATGTGCCTCCTTCAAATCGGTAATGGGATTGCAGGACTGCAAGCTGAGTCCAATTATTAAAATTATTAGTCGCTTCATTCTCCTCCCTTAAAATAGTCATATAGTAATGTAGCGAATCGGGGTTGCTGGATGAGCCACGCGATATTTCCCGATTCCGAGAGCCGCAATTCCCAGTGCCTTTGTCTCAACGCAAACTCCACAAAATTCCCAAACTCCCCCAATTCCACCAGCCTTGCAATGATGTCCTCCGCCTGACCCTTGGCGAAGTAGTCGGGGTTTCTGTGGGGAATGTCCCTACTATCAGTCCGTTCTCCACAGGAGCAGATAGACGGACAAGCAGCAGGATTATACAAATAAGGTGGATTCTCTTTCATCTCGTGCCACGGTTCTGGCATTTTCAACTTCTCGTGCAGAAATCTATTCCGTTCGTTATCCATCGTGTCCTCCTGTGGGGCTAAGCAACTTCTATGCACAAATCTTCATGGTCTAATTCCATATCGGGTTCCTCTTGAACCATTTCTTTGATTGTTTCGATAGGCGATTTTCCGCTATTTGATGCTGACCAAATTCTTGTAATCCCATCTTTTTTACTCGTGGCCGCAATGATTATCTTCATTCTCCCCTCCTCTTTTAAATTTTAAAATTGAATTGATCTCTTATATGGCTTCTCATCTTTTTTCTTTGCCGATTCTTTCTCTTGTTTTCCTGCTGATCCTTTTTTTAGATCATTTATTTTGTCATACATTTTTCTGGTTTCTTCTTCTTTATCTGGAGTCAATCCTTGCTCTGTTGGAGGATTGGCGCTGCCTATATATCCTGGGAGGATCGGCCATGGTTTTTGAGAAGGGGGAGGAGAATCCGGCTGTTTAGGAAATCTCATTGGTTTGAATGGTTCATATTCCTCATCCAACCATCTTTCACGTTTTTCCTCCTCTTCCTGCCTTTGTTTTCTTGCTATCTCTTCCCTTCTTTTCTCCAAATCTTTTTGTCTTTTGGCTTCCTGTTCTAATCTTCTCCTCTCACTTTCATAAAGAGGATCCGTTGGTGGACGCCTCTTGCTCCAAAGGTCTTTGTTTCTTCTATTAAGGTCTGCGATGTATTCATTGATCTTCATTATTTTGCGATTGGAGGCTCTGGCTTTTTATCAGCCAGTTTCTCAAACTCGTATTTGCCTTTTATAAAGAGGGCAAAAAAGTGGCCCTTTGAATCTGCCTTCAGGAATCCCTCTACGATTGTCAAAGGGACTTTCTTATATTTATATCTTGTCCCATTGGAAAATTCAATAATCAAATCTTCCGCAAGATCGTAATCCATTGTCTTGATATTTGAAGATTGGATTTTGACGTTTTTGTAAACCCGGACTCTTTCTGTTTTGTTTTCAGATTTTGTTTCAGTCATTCTTTTTCACCACCTTTCCGACATAATTTAAATACTTCGAAACCCTTTCACTGATATATTTTTTCTTTGCCTCTTCGCCTATGGGAGGTTCATCCTTGACAACAATCTGCCCATCTTTGACGAGGATATCCTCCATTTCACCGCTTGCCGCCCATTGCTGCAATTTATGGAGAATGGAAATTTGTGTCTCGATCACGATTTTTTTATTATCAGGAATCTTCGTCCGGATGCAACCTCCCAGTTGCATGACGAGAAGAACATCGGGAGAAGTCATACCATACTTCTCGAAGATCGGAGCCATCTCTTCAAGAGCTTGATCCATCTTTTGACAAAAGAGACAATTAATTTCTTCTTTCATCTTTCTGAGGCTCCTTTAAGTTTCTATGAAGAGGACAATACTTCTCAGTCTTGTGTTTTTTCTGTATCATAAAGGGTTTATTACATCCCGGTTCCTCACAATATCGAATTCTGCTTTTCTTAGACATGGATATATTCCTTCTTTACAATTTCGAGCTGCTCTTCGGCGGTAGTCCTCTGGATCCTCTCATTAATATCAAATGTAATTTTCCCATCTCTACGAAGAGCTTTGAGTATTTCTTTCTCTGTCTTCAGAAGATTTCCAACGAGACTATAATGTTTGACACCGTTAATGAGAGCTGCTCGGGTGCTGGCAAGCAAGATATATGCATTCTCCAGAATCTTGCCGGATCTTCTACTTCTCATGGTGATTGTTTTTGTCGTCATAATTCCTTAACCTCGATCCCTAATTTTTCTTTGAACCAGCTCGCGACGATAAATCTGTGACAACGATCGCCGGGCGATTTTATTATTGAAGGTAATCAAAATGGGATCTTATCCTTATCCTTTCTTTTCTCGTCATCTGTCAAAGGATTTTCATTATCGTATTTGGTGTGGCAAGGACGGCAGAGCAATCTGAATTGTTCTGGATTTCTTTTGACAGCCATTATTCTTTGATTCTTTCCCCGGTTGCCTCCAATTCTAACACGAAATCCTGCTTTATGCGCAAACTCTAATTTCTGGGGATCATCTTCTTCGCATTCCTCACATTTGCTTCCAAATTGTTCTACAAGTTTCCACTTCCATTTCCAGATCCAGAGATTTTGTGGCTTCATTCCCCGAGGAGGGATCATTATTTCCATGAGAAATGACCAATCAATAAGAATGTGATTGCAACTCCAGCAATTGTCAGCCAGTAGATTATGAGTCTCTTGAAGGGACTCCAATTCTCCTCTTTGAGATCATCAAGATTAATATAGTAGGGGCCGATTTTATAATAGTGTTTCATGTTCACCCCTCTTTGCTGGCAATCTCAATCCCCGCCCATGCCAAAGCGACATATCCAAGTTCTTTATGTTCCGTTTCATTGACAGCCGTCTCGATCTTTTTATAGACAGCTTCTACTTCTTTCTTGTCATCAGGGGAAAGACTTGCAACTATACCGCGGATTATAAGTAGGTCTTGCATTAGTATCGCCTCCTTCTTCCACTATTCTCCAGATTATAGACACCTTTGTTAGTTATCTCTTGAGCATTTGCATTTGCCCTGTCGATTCCAAAACTCATGCCTGTTTTATTATAAATTTGCATTGCAAGCCATGCATCGTAGAGGGCAGTATGGAGCTTCTCGGGATTGACTGAGATCCCCAGAGTCTTAGCAACAGTGGCAAGCTGGAAATTCTCCATGTCTGCCCTCTTGTCTTTCAGAGCTTCCATTGCAAGAGTTTGGACTTCAATCGGAGGATGCCAGAACCAGCTGCCATAGTACTGATCTCCATTTGACTCAAACCATCTCCTGAGAAACTTGGAGTCAAACTCAGCCCCGAAGTTTATGAAAACAAATTTATCTTTCTTATCGTATTTAACAACATGCCTTTCGATCAGGGCAATGAATTGTTGATAAGTCAGATAAGGATCTGGATATCCCCGCAGGTCTTCCGGCTTTACAGATGTTTTTGTAAAGGCCTCGGGATTGATCTCGTCTTCCTCATAGATGTCACATTTGAATTCGAACTCTTCGTAGACTCTTTCATATCGTATGATCCCGCCGATCTGATAGATTCCATGTTTCATGACCTCATTCCCGGTCGTCTCAAGATCGAGGAAGATTTGTTTGACGATCATTGTTGTTGTATCTCCTCTCTGATTTTCATTAAAGTGACACCCAGCATATTCAATCCTTTCCCTGTTCTCAAATTTATTCCCCAGTACTCATCTCCCCACCAATTCCCTTCTTGGAGTTCTTGATTGCCTGTGTTAAGTAGCAATTGTTTGAGAATAGGATTCTTAAACTTGACAATCAGTATTCCTGTCATGATGCCCAGTTTTACAGATTCCCAGTCTGGCCTGCATCGGATCTTTTGTCCAAATTTCTTAGCTTGCCCGGGATCGATGAGCAGAGAGATCACTACCTTTGTTGCTTCATCTGGAGCTTTGGCAGCTTGATAAGCATGCTCTGAAGAAGGATATGTTATTCCTTCATATTCAATGAGGCAAGGATAGAAGTTGCTCAGGAATCGATTCTCATTTTTGAATTCAGTTATCATCACAGACTCCAAATCAAAATTGATGTATGTAGGAATTGATCGAATCCCAATAAGACAAAGAACCAATGTCTCTCTCCATCTTTCCAGAGTCTTGCATATAGTCTGCTTGTTACAAAATCTATTGCAAAATGAGAAACAAAATTAATCAAGAAAATATTCTTGTACTCTGCTCCCCAGATTGTTCCTATTTCCAGTCCTATAAAGAGGATCATGAAATAAAAGAATGTATGCAAAAGCACTATCTCTACTTGCTTGCTCTTGTTCAGAGTCATCCAATCTGGCTGACAGACAAAATCGGCGATCCAATGGACGAGCAGCATCCAAATTATAAGATTTCTCATTTCAGTCCTGTCTCCTTGAGATCGATGTAGATAAATCTCCGGCCGCAGTTGATGCAGTTGTCATTTCTCAATAGTCTCCCAGATAAGTTTCTTCTCATGAGGAGAACTCCCTCTTTGCATTTAGGACATTTGCTTTTATATAGAGATTCTTTGTTGTATCTCTTTAATCTTTTATGTCTGACTTTTATGGCGGGCAGCTTAAAGTTTTTGAGCGCCCATTCATTGAATTCTTTGTCGTTCATATCTCTGGAGTCTCCTCAATAGAAGAATGGATCAACTGAGCTTCTACCAATGCAAATGCCTGTTCCCATGTCGGGGCATTTGTTGAAATCCCATGACCTATTTTTTCAGTCCCGAGGTAAATACTACAGCTTGTTTCAATTTCACCGCTGCTGTCTTCAGTAAGTGAGAAAGCAAGATTATGGTACTTCCCTTTTGCCAACTCTTTCAACTTGTCTTTTGCCTCTTGAAATTTCATGCTGCTCTCCTCTTTCTCTGCTCTTTGGCAGGTTTCTCCGCCTTCTCTTTCTCTTGCTCGTAGATATAGAAAACAAGCTCTGCAACCCGTTTAGCCCAGCCAATATCATCTTTATTTAGCTCGACCTCGACCTCGAAATCTTCGATGTCATGTGGCTCGATCTGCCATGGATTTTTGGCGAAGGGATTGTATTTGCAATGGCGCAGCTCATGTCTGACAAGACGGATTTTCTCTTTCTCTTTCATATTGAGCCATGCGATCTTATCAATGAAGAGAACATAATCGCAGCCTTCAGGAGAGAAGTTTTCTGTCAGGCGGCGGATCAGATCGTTTGCTTTCATCATCCTTCCCAGCACGACCTTGCTTCCCTTGAGTCTGATTTTTGTATCGAAGAGGATCATGATTTTTGCATTGGCAAGCTCTTCAAAACTCTTTTCCCTGATCTTCTCCATCATATCATAAGCATCTTGAGTTGCATGTTCAAATCTTGAGTCCATAAGCTCCTCCTTTTAGTTTATATCTATATTATATCATGGATTTGGATTGTTCATTATTTTTTATATCTTGTGCTACAGGACAAATACTTTCTCTACAATTTCCTTCTGTATCTTCTGGATTGTCAGGGCAATTACAAAAAGTCAAAACAGGCAAAGAGTTTCTATCACTATCTTCCCATTTATTCTTCTGATGTATACATCCTTTCCCAAACCAATTGCTCATTGTCTTCGTCTCCTGACGGGAGTTGGTGTGATTTCAACTTTGACCTCTGGAGATTTGCGCTTTTTCTTGTTTTCCTTTGATATTTGATTTACAGGTTGGACATCGATCTTGACCTGTTGCTCTGCTTCCAACAAAGTGACATGAGATTCCCGGCCATCGTGATCTACAGACCATGATCTGTCGGAAATTTCTATTAGAGCATCTTCATGAGTGATTATGATGAGCTGAAGCCCGAGTTCATGAGAGACTTCCCGGAGCATCTGTCCGAAAAGTGTGATGAGCTGCCCTAAGTTTTTCCCGGGTTCATCGAGTATGAATACATTTCTACTTCTTGGTTTTTCTAATGTAAACAGAACTATTCTCAAGGCAAAAGAGCAGATGTCAACAATCCCACCACCGAGTTCATTTTCGGCATCGTCGTAGTATTCCTTCTCTCCGCCGACGATTTCATAGATCACAGGCCGACACTCCATCTTATCTCGCTTGCGCTCGAAGATTAGCTCGAACCCGAATGGGCGATCATAGACAGATTTGATTGCCATTGTTACAAGAGATTCAATCTTCTCTTTGAATCTCTCTTGAGTAAGTTTCTGAGCTTCTGTAAGAAGCCATTGTGCCTGAGTCAGATCATCGATGAGAAGATTTGTCTTGTCAATCTTATCTTCTTTAGCATCAAAGTCTGCTTGGAGGGATTTAATCCTGCCGGAGAGTTCATGGAATCTGCTTGTGATAGAGGGAAGATCAGTAGACATATTATTTAACCTCTTTTGCAGCTGGACCTTTATAGCATGCTGGCTCAAGACAGCATGGATTCTTTTCCCCAATATAATCTCCATGCTGATAGTAACAAACTTGCAGACATCCACAATCTTTGCACCATTTAAACATATACTTATCAATACCCATACTCTTTTAGTCTCCCTTCAACCCTCGTCATTAGTTTGTCTTTATCTGCCTTCTTGTCTTTGATCTGCTTTTCGAGACCTTCATATTTATTGTATGCCTCGTCGAGAGACTTGATCTTGAACTCTTTCTCAAGATCAGACATGACAGCTGTTTTCTCGCCCTCTTGCCGGGCAATATCTGTCTTAATTTTCTCCATTTTAGTTCTTAGTTGTTGTAGGTCCATTCCCTGTCACCTCACTCAAACTGTCTATAACACTCTGTTTTATATTATTTGCCCTTACCAGACTCCACAGTATTTCTATGAAGTCTGCTTCTTCTTTGATATCTGGATTATTGATCGATGAGATAAAGTCTTTCAGTACCGCATCTCCCTCTTTCTCATAATCCAAATGAGCCCGGGACAAAACTTCTTCCGCAGGGCGATGAGGAATTTCAACCCATTTAGGATCTTCATTCTTTGTTGTATCAAAAATATAGAAACCGGGCTTATGGGTAAAATTATAAACGGTGGATTCCTTGCGGATCAGAGGGCCCGTGTTGACAATCCATTTTGCCCCTCGATCCCATTTGATACAAAACCGACGATGGATATCTCCGCAGAGGATTAAATCATATTCTGGATGACTGGTTGCAAAGGTTTCTGCATCCATATAATTCTGCCCTGGCCACTCGGCATGCTCGGCAATCGGGGCATGGATAACAAGAACCGTAAAAAATTCCCGGAAGGGAGGTTCAATTTTTGGGATTTCCTGCCCATAAGAACAACCATAAATTGCCGCGGATAATTGCTCTGCGGTATAGAAGGGCTTGTCACTTAGGATATTGACCATGTCTGCGGCCTCGAGGATCCCCAAAGAGGTTGCCCTTCTCGTCTTCTCGCTATACATATAAGTATCATGTTGACCGAAAACACAATAGATCGGGACTTTATATTCCTTCAAAAGATACATGACTTCTGGGAGAAGATACCAGCTCCGAGGACGATTGAAGAAATCTCCTGCCTGTAATATAATCGCATTCTCAAGGGCAGCTGTCTGGAGGATAAATCTCCATTTATCAAACTGGGTTTCCCTGACATCATCGATCCTGCCTTGAGGTTTGTCCCAGAGCAGATGTCCATCACTGAGTAGTAGTAATTTCATTTTGTCCTCTGTATCTCTTCGACTGCAGACCTGAGTTTGGTATATTTTCTGAGTTCCGTTTTGCATTCTATAAGCTCTTCTTCGAGGCAGACAAAATATCTTGCCAATTCCTCGAAGATGGCTTTCCCCCTTGGACTCATTTTTCTGACTTCTGCTTTGACAGTGACTTTTCTTGGATGATTGGAATTGGAAGGAGTAACATAACTGACAGATTTTGCTCCGAGTCTCCTGAGTTTTTCAGCGATGGCTCCAATGGTTCTATTTTCTGTAAATAGAATATTGAATTCTTCGGCGATCTGCAAAAGCTTTTCTGTTTCTATTTTCTCCGTCACCTGCTCTTTTAAATGATTGTCCTGTTCTTTACTATATGACTTTCCCATCTTCTTTCCTCCTTTTCAAGACTCTCTTTTTAAATGCCAAAAGAGTTCTATACAAGTCTTTCCAATCATCAACAGAAAAGACGATGTCTTTTGGAAGTTCTATCCTTTCAGCAACTTTTCTTTTCACTGCAGTCCCTTCTCCACTTTTTCTGTCATCTCTTTTACAACGGGACAGGGAAGACTGAAGATCGGACAAGTCTTCGTTCCCTTGAGCATCTTCAAATATGCTTCCTTACTTATATTATACTCTGCATTTGAGTTGTCGATCAATTTATTTATATATTCAATCCTACCGATATATGACTTCAGCAGATTAACCTCTGCTTCAGCCTCGAGGATTTTCTCCAGCTCTTGTAAATCGCTCACAATCGATTGCATCCCCTTGATCTTCTCGTCTATCGCTTTGGCTTTTTGCGTGAGTGTTAGCTGCCTTTGCGTTGATGTGATTTCTATTTCCAGCTCTGCGATCTTCTTTATATCCTCTTCAATTGATAGTGCCGGCTTTATTTTGGCGAGATTGTCTTGTATGTTTTCCATTTTGGCGAGCAGCTTGTCAAGACTGTCGAATTCCCTTTGCAGAATATCTAATTCAGCACATGCCCCCTGCAACTGCTCGAATTCGGTTTCGAGTGTTTCAAAGCCCTTATACTTGGCAAGCTCAATCTCGTATTGTTTTAGATCAGCTTCCCAGACCTCGACCTCATTCTTTGCCTTGTTGATTTTCTTTTTATAATCTGAAACCCACTCGTCCACCTGATCGAGTTTGGTGACACGATTGATTGTCCGGGCAACCTCTCCCGGGGATGCAAAGATCATAAATGGTGTGTCAAATTGTTTTTGGATATTCAGCTCTGTCAAATTGAGTGCTGCCTTGATCTGATCCGGGACTGATTTTTCGACAGATGAGAATTCAAGATCGCCCATCTTGTATGTTGTGTCGATGAGCTTCTTGGATTTATCAGCTTTCCTCTGGACTGTCCTCTCCATTATGATTAACGGGATCCCTGATGCCTTTAACTCGATCTCTGTCTTTCCTTCATCGGCTGCAAAATTAGAATACGACTTTGCTCCGAGAGGACGATTGTTTGCAAGCAAGTAAATTGCCCGGGCGAGAGCTGTCTTGCCATGGAGGGAAACACCAAAGATGACATTGACACCTTTGACAAATTCAAGGAAGGTATCTCGATGCGATTGGTAATTTTTTGCTCTGAGAGATTCAAACATTTTAGACTTCCTTGTTGTAATTCAATTCAAAGTGTTTAGCTTCTTCTCCACAGCGGTCGCCCGGAACAATCATGCTTCTCATAAGATTGGCAGGCCAATGTTTTATCCTTATTGGTCTTCGGGTATAAACATTTCTGAAATTATTTTTATATTGATTGGCACCATAAGCTGCAGAAGGATGTAAACAAACTTCTTCATTTCTATGAATTAAACCGAAGAATTTTTCTTCTACTTCGATTCCAAAAAACTTGCAGTCTTCACAGTATTTCATTTTACTTTTCCTTTCTTGAATGGACAAATTTTATAGTCTCAGGTTTGAGCCAATTGAAAAAATTGTCATGCCTATAGAGATCAAGATGGAGATGTTGAGAATTATCTATTAACTCAATTCTTCGTGATCGTATATCCCCAAGTTTATCGACAATCCCTGCTTTTTGAAAAGTAGGATATTCTATACAGACTACAGGATCGTGAAAATCTCTTTTGAAGATCAAGAGAGGGATTCTCTGACTCAACCGAGCATCTTCATCGCATTGCTTCCAGAATTTTAGGATAGCGAGATTGTCATCAATTTTGTCACTATCGATGACATCTAAAAGATCCCATTGTGAATTGCTGACAGCTGTCAGGGCAGGGGGCTTTCCTTTTCGTGCTCTCTCTGCATTTCTCTGGGCAAGCATCTTCTTGGCTCGATTAACGGTCACTCTCGCATACCCTGATTTAAGTTCAAGATTAAATGTTTCAATAAATGGGAGGCCAATCGAATGAGTGCAGGTTATATCTCCCATTTGTTTTTCGGCATGGGGCGTTTTGCTCGTGATTTTGACCCGGTTACGCCAGAAAATGTCGTCCATCCTCTTCTCTGTCCACCAGAGAGATAAGAACCTGCATTCCTGCCTCTCAAATTTTCCGCCCTTGTCAGCCATGATTATTCCTTTTTACTTCCTCCCTGTCTGTAAATTGAATGCCTTTCTCCATCGATCAAAATTCTCTGGAGAAACAAATGAATTGCATCCCCATTTTTTGAACATATCGATAAAGTCAAGAGACCATAATTCATCTTCAATGATCTCAGGGACGACAATGGGGCGATCTCCATTGTATGGTAGGGCAACAAGATTGCGGCATTCCTCTTTCAATCTCTTGCCCTCTTCAGATTCAATCTTGTTTTTGATTGATCCATCTTTGAGAGATTTATGAAGATACTTGATCGCAGATTCAGGGCCGACTCCCGGAATCCCTTTAACTTTGTCAGATGTACAACCACCTATTGCTTTGACTTCGATCCAATCGATAGGTCTGAGTCCATATTTATTTGTGAAATAATCTGCAGTGATGATCTTCTTTTTTGACAGGTTATATATCTGGACAGGACAATATTTATCATCCCAGAGGAGTTGTAGCAGATCGTCATCCCCAGTAACGATTGTATATTCATCCGGCTGCCGGGCGACGACCCATGCTATCAGATCGTCAGCCTCATATCCGGATTGCATGAAGACATTTTTAAAACCCATTGCCGGGAGTATCTCTTTTCTCAGAAGATCGAATTGTGTGTGAGCTTGCTCGATCAGCTCTTGCTTCTCCGGATCATGATCTCTCTTTTTGTATCCCGGATAATCCATCTTGCGGAAAGACTGGCGGCTATCCCAAATGAATATAAACTGATTTGTCCCGAATTTTTCAGCGATGGACAGGAGTTGCGAGAGGAAGCCAAAAATCACTCCGGTTTTGTTGCCACCACTGTGAAGGGTGTCAAGATTATAAACAGTCCGGTAGGCCATACCGTTGCTATCTATCATTAGTTTCATTCAAATCTCTTCTTCCGATCTTTGGGAGATATTTCGTTTTCAATTTCTTTCCATTCCTTCTCGCACATATCAGATAAGGTGTCTTCCAATCCCTCATCTTCGATGTATTTGATAAGCTCAGCCCGGGAGAAGTCTTCATCTTCAAACTTTATTTTCTGAGCTTTCGGCCCCCAGTACCAGTCGATCATGGAACTGATATTATCGAGTCCGTAATCATATAGGATTGTGAACTCAGCTTCTCTGAAAGGCTTTGCGACTTTGTTCCTTTCAAACTTGGCTTTGGATCGTATCGCATAGACTCTCTTTTCCTGTCTGAAAACCCTGCTCAACTTTTCGATCTCTGCGAGCCAGACTACTTGATGGGTGTAGAAGTCAAGGGCTTTCCCTCCTCCCCGATAATGTTTCTTGCCGAACATGGCGTTGATCTTTTCCCTGATCTGAGAAACGATAATCAGTGTAGCATCTTTCCCGCTGGAGATATCACAGATGTTTGAAAAGAATGAAGCGCTGCCATACTTAGCTTTTTCTGTTCCATAACTTGCCTCTTCTTCATTGTCTTTTTCGGCAGCTTTTTCAAATCTCTCTTTGCCTCTCTCCGATGTCAGGGCATCCCATGAATCAACAATATAGAGGAGAAACTCGCCGGGCTTGAGAGCCATTACCCTTCTTGCATAATCTCTGCTCATCGCTTCGATTGTCCCCGTCCTGATCCACTCGACTCCATCAACAAAAGCTTTCCCGTACATCGTCTCTATCGGGAAGTCCATAACGTCTTCGACATTGTTGAAAACGATATAGACTTTCTTGACTTTGGGAAATAGTTCAGATTCAACCTTCATGATGTTGTAGAATGTCCATGCAGCTGTTTCGAGGACGAGCAAAGTTTTTCCGGAAGATCCATCACCGACGGCATTGCCGATTCTCCCCCTTGCCCATCCTCCCCGTCTGCCTTTGCCAGAACCAGCCAGATTTACCATGGTCGAGCCAGTTGAGATAAATTCTACTCTCTCATCCTCTTCGACCATGGATCCTGTTCTGATGACCTCGGCTTGTTCTTCAATTGATTTGGACATGATTATTCCCTTCTTCGTCTGCGCCCACCTGCCGGTGCTCCTTCAGTCGAGGCTTCTGGAGCTGCCGATCCTCGTGTTCTCGATCTGCTTGTGTCTGCCGCCGATTCCTCTTTCTTTGGCTCTTCTTTCTTTTCCGGAGGATATTGATCTGCCTCTGTCAATTTGCGTGCCTCTCGTGAGCAATCTTTGTAAACCGTGCAGGGTTCACAATCTTCGGGAAATTTGTCAATCTCTTTTCCAAAGACATGCCCTTTCGGGCAGGGATTTACCGAAGCGGACTTCTCAACCGGCGCTGCAGATTTTTTCTCTGCCTCTGCCGCCAATTCTGCCCGACTTCTCACGGGAGCAGCTACTTCTTCCTGTCCTTGACGAAGGGTTCTCTCTGAGGGCATGGCCTGACCTTTGCCATAATACCAGATCCCGATTTCCTCATAACTGGGAATATAAATCAGCTCATCGAGGACAAAAACCTTCTCCAAGATAGAGTCTGGGATCACATATCCCGGAGGAATCCTGTCGACGAATTGATGAAGGACATATCTTGTATTTACAGATTCTCCTTCTCTTTTGTACTTGACAGATTTCCCGGTTTCCGGATCGCAGAAGTTAAAGATCGGATCGATCTTGCCTTCCATACCCGGCCTGATAATCACCTTCGCCATTTCCCGCAGGTAATCTGTCAACAGATAAGAACTGGTGTGAAGGACTTGGACACCTTTCTTTTCTTCTGCTTCTGTATCAAGGCAGATCACATTGAAAAGAGCCCGGGGACTTGGAGGATCCATTTTTGCAATGAGTTTTTTGTCAGCTCCTTGCGCTCTTTTCTTTGCCAAATCTTCAGATACCGGATCGGGAGTTCCGAATGTCTTTGCAAGAGAAAGTATTACACCGCTTGCTCCTGCTCCGATCTCTTTGGGATAGACATAAAATTCAAAAACGAAAGCCACCTTGCCGGGCTTAGGATCATTCGCGCCGGCGATGTAATCAAGAATATCTATAGTGTGATATCCCTCTCCGTTTTTCATGAAAGGAATCTGGATATCTTTTCGAAAGAGATTTGAATAAAATCCTCCCTCTTTCCGATCCTGATCTTCCTTCATCCTGTCATGAAACCCTGCCCTCATTTCTTCTCGCGATCTTCGTTGTGACATAACAATTCTCCTTTTAATTTTTTATAGTAATCTCTTCTTGCTTGAAAATAGCTTCGGACAGCTCCGTAAGCCATTGCCCTTACCGCGATATAACAAATACATAGGCCGAGAATAATCAGTCCTATAATTTTTAAAGGGTCGTTGATAATTTGTTCAAACATGCCTATGCCCTCTTTCTACGACTATGTTCGCTTATATGATCTCTGAGCCGATCATCTTTTGTTTCTTCCTTTTCTATTTGCCCTGCACTTCGGGGATCAGCAAACAATCCTTTGATAATTCCTTCCTGTATTTTCTCCATTGAGAATTTTCTCGATATGAATTCCCACTGAGCTGAATTCATGATTGAGGCTCTTTCCTTTGCATTGATCCATTCATCTGTGATCTGCTCATACTCTGGATCTGTTCTGACCTCTGCTTCGATCATAACATCTGTCACCCTGAGTTCTGTTCTCATGAGTATCTTGCGATGTTTTTTGTACAACTCTGCCTTCTTTATTTTACGCCGCATCTCGATCTTGTCGAATTCTTTTTGGGCAATGGCAGCTTGCTTTCCCCAGTACATCGATTTCTCTGCCTGTTCATCCCACTCTCTGTCGAGGGAATTTTTGTTAATCTTTAATTCATCGAAGTAATTTCTATCTTCAGACACTGGGAACTCCTTGCTCTGTTAATGCCCTCCAGAATTTCATTCTCATTTCTGTTTGCTTGAATGGTTCATCTTTCAATTCACAGCCGATAGCATTCTGAACCATGCCCTTCAACCATCTTGCTTCATCTTCTGTAAGTTGCATGGTGAATGTGACTGACTGATTTTTGATTACTTTCATTTCCCTGCCTCCTAATCTATATTATATCATAGATTTTTACTGTGTAGCTTTAAAACAAGCGACGGTCAATCCCGGTCGCTTTGAATACATAAATGACTCCGAGAACCAATCTATGACCATTGCCGCCTGCTTGTCAGGTTTGTTGAGAAGGACGGCATTCATATATCCCATGACTGCATATCTCACGCTTTCCGGTTCATCTGTGATCTGTTTGAGGACAGCCGCGATCTCTGACCATGCTGCTTTCTTTATCAGTAAACGACAAAGGTCGATGATCTGAGCATTGCCTCTTGAGGAGAGAATGAGAGCGATTGCATCTTCATCTTTTGTCATGGCCTTGACCATATCGAGCGCAACGATCATTTCTCTGGGGATTCTCTCACATTGATCGATAATTGCCTGTTTGACGGGATCGGAGACATTCAGTTTTTCTTCTTGACAAATCCAGTCCAATAAATTCTTTGATTCAGATTGAGTCAGGGGTTTGACTTCATACTTAGCCGCCCGGCTCTGGATCGTCGTCTGCACCTTTGCAAGATCGGTAGTGCAGAGAACAAAATAACAATGAAGAGGAGGCTCTTCAAGAGTTTTGAGAAGGGCATCCATAGCGTTGCCCGTCAATCGATGACACTCATCGATTATGTATATTTTGTTCTTCCCTTTGAGAGGCATGAATCCGGCATTTCTTTTGATCTCTCTTGCATCGTCGACCCCTGTATTGGTCGCCGCATCAATCTCTTTTATATCGACATCGTCAATTCCTGCCTTATAGGCGATCAGTCTGCCGATGGTTGTCTTGCCGCATCCCCGTGGGCCATGCAGCAGATAAGTTCTTTTTGTCACAATCAGAGAGATAAGTGATTCCTTCTCTTTTGACCATCCTCTGAGTTCATCAAAATTCAAAGGTCGATATTTTAACTCAAGTTCCTTACGATCTTCTGACATTCTTATTTCCTCCTATTTATTGTTCTTCTGAAAATCTCGGAATTCTTTTTTTAAAAGCTAACTTTTGCATATTTTTAATGGATTGTTTATAATAGCTTTTTTTTAATTCCATTCCTATTGCATACCTATCCATTTCTACTGCACAATATGTAACCGTTCCTATCCCATTAAATGGGTCAAGAACGATATCTCCTTTTGTACTCCATAATTCTAAACACCGCTCCACAGTATCTAATTGGAGAGGGCAAACATGCTTCTCATCTTTCTCATCACGAGATAAATCTGAATTTAGAACTCTTGTTTGCCGAATATCAAACCACACAGGAGAAGCATATCTCTGCCATATTTCATGAGATAATTTATTCTTTTTTTGATTATCACTATATATTCCTGTCGGAGCATCGCTTTCTCCCACAAATTCTGAAAATCCGTTCTCTCTTGATATAGGAATAAGATTCTCCCCCGGCTTTCTCATCACAATAATATAATCTGGCAATCCTTGACCGCAGCGAGATGAATCCTTAATTACTTGTTTGTGGGCGAGGGCCAATGCTTTTGTCCTGACTGCTTGTATAAGAGGATCTTTCCAGATACAAACTTCAGAATGAAATATAAATTTTTCTTGTTGAAACATCCAAATTAAATCTCCTCTGAAATCATGCAGCCCCATATATCCATCATGTGTGATTGTTGCCGGTAGATTCATGCAATGAACTGCAATGAGTCGACCAGGACACATTACCCTATATAATTCCTTAATTAAAAATCTAAAATGGTCAAGAAAAGTATTTATATCTTTACAATTTCCCATGTCTCTTATTGAATTCGTATATGTGAATAGAGAGGCGAATGGGGGAGAAAACATAGAAAATCCGACATAGTTATCGGGCAAGGTTTTAATTATTTCTATATTGTCTCCTAAATATAGTTCATATTTATTTGCTTCTTCATAATTGTCAATCTCGTAAATCTCTTCCAAATGAGATTGCTCTTTTAATTCTTGTTTGCTTATGTCTTTCATATTGGAAATCATCTCCCTTCTCATTTTTATTGCATCAGCTTCTTTTCTTTTTATATTATCTGCTACATTTCCTTCAACATCTGTTGTTATTATATAACAGTTTACTGGATTTTTCTGTCCAAATCTCCAACATCTTCGTATTGCCTGATAAAAAGCCTCATAGCTATCTGACAATCCACAAAAGATAATATTATGGCAATGTTGCCAATTCAATCCAAAGCCTGCAATTTTTGGCTTTGTAACAAGTATTTTTATTTCTTCATTTGAAAATTTGATCATATTATTTTCTTTTATTTCATCTTTTTGCGATCCTGTTACTTCAACCGCTCCTTTTATTTCTCTTGATACTTCTTCACTTTCTTTATTTAAATCACACCAGATTAACCATGATTTATCAGATCCTAAAATTAAATCATTAATAATTTTTATCTTTTCACTTATTGATTCCCGTCTTGCATTTCTTCTTTCTCCCAATGTTTCTGCCTTTTGTATAGAAAAATGTCCTGGTTTGGGGGTTCCAAATGGAATAACTCTTTCTATTATATTTAAAGGTGGCAAAATAAATTTGTTGTCATCAAATCCTAATTCTGAAGGAAAAGAAAACATGATCGCCCATGAGCAAACCCACTCCCAAAATTTTTCTTGTCCATGTTTTTTTAATCTCCATGTTCCAACATTTGATGTATCATTTATAAAAAATAATGATAGCATTTCTGGCCTTGATAAGACATTAAGGAATTCTGAATGATTGCCCAGTTCAATAAAATCATTGGGAGAAGGAGTTGCAGTACAACATAATTTATATGGTGTTCTTTGAAAAGAATCAATAATGTAATTTCTAAATTTTCCTGTATAAGATTTTAAAATTGAGGATTCATCCAGAACTATCCCTGCAAAAGAATCAGCATGAAATTTATGAAGTTTTTCATAGTTTGTGATATTGATCCCATTGACAATATCATTCTGTGATTCACAGATATTAATGGGGATTTTGAATTTATCTCCTTCTCTTTTTGTCTGTTTAGAAACTGCTAAAGGGGCAAGAATTAAAACTGGTTTGTTGGTATATTTGCATACTTGTCTTGACCATTCAATTTGTATAGGAGTTTTGCCAAGTCCACAATCGGCAAAAACAGCAGCTCTTCCTTTTTTAATTGCCCATTTTACAATGGCTTCTTGAAAATCATAAAGCATAGGGTTTACATTTTCAGGAAGAAATCCGGTCTGTCTATTTATAATATCCTTCTTTTTTAAAAAATCTTGATATCTCATATTACTTTACATCTCCCAATAGTTTGATCTTGTCTGAAAAGTTTTTAATTCCTGCTTCGAAATCTTTTCTATTATTGGGATTGTGAAGAACTGCTGCAGGATGGATGCACCAACAAATCCAGCAGCCGACCTTCTCGTTCCATTCTGTTTTGCCGCTTATTGATATTATACCCCCGTCTCGATCTGTTAATGCTTTTATTGCAGTGTTGCCAAATGCGAGTATCAGACAGGGATTGACAATCTTGATTTCTTGTTCAAGCCATTTCCAGCATGCTTTGATCTGAGTTTTATTCGGAGTTCGGCTTTTTGCAGGAAAACATTTTGCAATATTTGTAACATGAAAATCTTCCCGATATAATTCATACTTGAGAAGCTCTGGCCATAATATGTCTTTCCCTGCCCTGCCAATGAATCCATCTCCTTCTCTGTCTTCATCTGGCCCGGGAGCTTCTCCCAACGCCATGAGGTTATATTTTCCGGGAGAGGGAAGGACAGGGCCGAACTCACATTCTTTGCCGAGTTCGCAGGAACAACAATCTATTAAACCCCAGTCTACAGGGAAGAAGAATGTTTTCTCCTCTATATAATTCAGATGAGAAGCAGGGATATCCAGAGCCAGTAGTTTGTCTATATCGGGAAACATGAGATCAAGATTTCCCCTGAGCAATTTTGGATACATGAGTTTCTTATCAGTGAATACTCTGAAGGAAAAATACTTCCCGACATCTTTTGCAGGCTCATCCCCGAAGGCGCCGATCTCCGTTAACATTTTTTCCAGCTTGCTCATATTCTCTGTTCCCGTCCGGACATTAAAGAAGCCCTGTAGTTGGTTATTGCTCCTTTTTCTTGCAGTCATACATTCAACAGCTGTCACTTCTCCAATTCCCTTGATCTCTTTGAAAGGGATATAAAGAGTATGATTTTTGGCAATCCATTTATCAGCATCGGAAACACCGACCTTTGGCAGGACAATCTTTAGTCCCAGACGATAAGCCTCTTCGATCAGCTCTATTTTTTTTCTTGCATCTGAAGATCCATATGTCAAATTTGCACAAATAAATTCTGTCGGGTAATGATATTTAATAAAAGCAGTCCAATATCCGATCATTGCATATTCAACAGAGTGAGACCTGTTGAAAGAATAGTTGGCATGCTTTTGTAATGCAGTCCAGAATTCTTCTGCCTCTCGATCCGAGAAGGTCTTCAATTTTCGACAGCCTTCTATAAACGAATCTTTGAAGGGTTTGAACTCTTTTGCATCTCGTTTCTTGCCTATGATCTTGCGGATCTTATCGGCCGTTGCATAGGATAGGCCGGCAACCTTATGAATGACTTCCATGATCTGCTCTTGATATGTTATGATTCCGTAGGTGTTTGCAGTGATCTCTTCATATATGGGATGTTTCTTTTCCCACCTCTCCCCTCTTTTTCTCTTGATGAAATCATCTGTCATGTGGGAATCAAATGGCCCGGGCCGGACAAGTGCAATGATATCTCCCAGAAGACTAAAATTATCTGCTCCAATATCTTTTGCAAGTTTTGATGTCGCCCATGCACTAAATTGAAAGACACCAACATTGTTGCCCGCAGATATCTGAGCAAGGACATTTTTATCATCGAGGGGGATCTTCTCAAAAATGATATCTATACCATGATTCTGTTTGATAAGGTGTTTTGCCTCACTCAATATTGATAATGTATTCAGTCCGAGGATATCCAGTTTCATCAGCCCGACATATTCGGAGTCTTCCATATCCCAATTTGAAACAACATTTCCTGATCTCATAACGAGAGTGCATCGGGTTCCCTGAGTCAGATCATCCGCAGAGACAACAACAGCTGCGGCGTGCTGACCTGTTCCCATAACCTGCCTTTCCAGTTTGATTGCATGCTTGATGACATCTGGATACTTGCGGGCAAATGCCTTGCCTTCCTCTGTATCTCTTATCGCTGATTCAATGATATCTTCATCTGGAGTTGTCTGGGCTGCGTTGTCTATAACTTTTGCAAATCCGTCAACTTCTTTATTCTCGATGTCAAAGACCCGTGCGACATTTCTAATCGCTGCCCGGCCTTTCATTGTCAGGAAGGTGGATAGAGACGACACATTTTTTCTGCCATATAATTCTTCAAGGTGATCTCTGATTAAATGTCTCTTGCGATCTTCAAAATCCAGATCGATATCCGGAAGATCAATTCGTTCATCTGATATGAAGCGAGAAAACAAAAGGTTGAATTTAATCGGGTCGACGGTAGTGATTCCCAGCAGATAAGCAATCAGTGATCCGCCTACACTACCGCGACCCGGGCCAACCATGATATCATTCTTTCTGCACCACTCTGTTAATTCCCAGACAATCATGAAATACGGTGCGAACTTTTTGTCATGAATAATTTGCCATTCTTCAATCAGTCGATCTTGATATTCCCTTTTTCCTTCTGGGAAAATCTCAAAGAGTTTTTCCCTACAAATATCCATGAGGAATTCTTCCGGATCAGCATTTTTATATGCCGGAACCTTTGGCAAATAGATGTCTTGTTTCTTGATTGAGAATCCTTTGCATTTTTCTGCTATCTCTATTGTTGACTCAAGAGATTCTTGAATATCGTAATCGCTGAGGATTTCTTGTTGCCTGAAAGCATCGATCATTTCCTTTTCTGATCTCAGATGTAATCCATTGATTTCAAATTTATATCGATTTGTATCTGTCCATTTCGCCTTTGTCTGTATGGCAAGCAGTACTTCATGAGTCTGATCGTCATCGGCATTTATATAATGACAATCATTTGTAGCCACCAAACGGATATTCCAATTGTCTGCCGTCGAGACACAGAAAAGATTTGTCTGTTTTTGCCCGGCGAAATTGTGAGGCATTACTTCAAGGTAAAGATCATCTCGAAGCTTCTTATTTAGATCACGGAGAAGATCGATTCCTCCCGGGAGATTGACAAAGGAGCTGTGACAGCCGGTCATGATAACCATCCCCTCACAAAATTCATAAAGCAGATCGAAGTCAATCCGGGGACGATGATAGAATCCTTCAAGATTGGCAATGGTCAGCATCTTGCACAGATTCTGGAATCCCTGCTCATTCTTTACAAGCAGGGTTACATGCCCTCTGACCTCTTTTTCTTTGATTTCCAGCTTCTCGACGATATAGGCTTCGCATCCGAGGATTGGAATGATGTTTTGCTTTTTACAAGCTTTTTGGAATTTGATAAGACCGTCAATATTTCCATGATTTGTTAGTCCAAGATATCTCTGGTCAAGTTCTTTGGCTCTCTTGACATATCCTTCAGCCGTTCCAAATCCATCAAGCAAACTGTATTCATCATGCACATGCAGATGACAAAAGTTATCGCTCATCGATTCTCTCTTTCTTGATTTGTTCTAATCGATATTTGAATTCATCTTGGAATTCTCCACCGATGCAAGAATAATGAAGGTGTAAAGGCGGTCAGCCTGATAACCCATAAGTGTCTTCTCACGAGGAACGGTTATATTTCCTGCCAAGTAGATTTTCATTGTTTACTACATCCCAGAGCATAGAAGGCTCCAACCGATGATATGATTATTCCAAGAACGTACTTGCCGGGAAATTCAGGAGCAAAACTAACCAAAGTTAATCCTGCAAACATAGCTATCGTTCCGAGTGCTTCTTTTTGATATGGAGATATTTTTGTTTTCATAATTTTCTGGAGGAGACGGGCATCTTCGGAAGCCTTTCACAATCAGGATATAACCGGCATCTGACTGCTCTTTGAAGCGCATACTATTTTGGAGCATAGACATAGCCTTATTAGTCGCTCCCCGGTCACTATTAGATGTTTTCAGACCGTCTCGCTATCGCTCCCACTCAAAGTAGTTTTTCTTGTCCCGTCTCCATCTGTCTGGAGGCGGTGAAGGAGGGTCACAGTTTTCCTCCTGCTGTAACAGGATTTGCTCCGCATCTCCCTCCCACCGCCATAAAATTTTAACCCGGTTTGAGAGCCATTAGGTGCTGGAAATTCCCGGCATCAAATAAGGCTCGATTGTCTTTGTAGATCATCTTGGAGCTGTGTTCAAGTATCTTCAAGAGGAACATTGGATTAATCGAGAAGATGATCTTGTCATGAGAGGATATGATGTCTGTTTCATTTTCGATCTCGCCGACCTCACTCTTGCCGCGACACCTGATTTTATTCTTCTCAATCTCGATCTCCACAAGTTTATCAGTATCAAATTCCCCTTCTGTAAGAATCGCAGCTGTCTCAATCATTGCCCCGATATCTTTTGGCAGATCAATCTGAAGCCCCTCAAAGTTTTCAAAATACTTTGAGTAGTCATTGAATTTGCCTTCGACCATCCGGCAACAAAAGAGGACATCATCTTTTGTTGCGAAGAATGCCCATCCTCCGGTGACACAATAATCGACTACCGGAAATTTGATAAGCTCTGTGATCGCAGTTGCCGGGATCAGGATCGAACAATTCATTGCCTTCTTCATCTTGTATTGGCTGATCCTGAGATCATCGGAAGACATTATATAATCGTCTTCAATGAGCAGACAGGTCAATGATGGGTGGCTCATGTCTTTGGAAGCCGAGAAGGAACACAGCTCCGCGCCGGCGACAAAATCTTCCGGCAATGGTTCCAGTTTCTTCATGATCGCTCCCAGCTCCAGAGTCTTTATCATATCGAGGACCTTCTCTCCAGATGAAGTGGCAAGGCTCGCTTTTGTCTTCGCACTCTTGATCTTCAATTTGTCCTCTTCAAGGGTTAGTTCGACATCCTCAGCCGACATCCCTGCCATGATCTTATAGAATTCATTGGCAGAGATCGAGCATTTAAAATCTGAATCGAAGGGGTGGATAATACAAATCTGATCGTTGTATGTCATAACATCCTGGCCAGTAAAAATGAAATGTGTTGCCGCCTCGACGATCTCACGGCGGGCTAATCCGGGTTTTATTGCTGTTAGAGCTTTTACTAATTCTCCCCTTTTTACTTTCATAACTCCTCCCTTTATTATTATTGGCTGGCAAAAACCGATTGCCATCCTTCCCTATCTTTATTTGTTCTACCATGACATGGATGACACAATGTAATAAAATTATCAAAACAGTCGTTTTTCTTATCATAATCTATATGATGAATGACCAATCCTTGTTTCAAAAGCATCCCTTCTAATTCATTTTCATGAACAAAACATAACTGACATGCATTCCCATCCCTATCTTTTATTATTTTTTTTAAGTTTCTTGACCAATTTTGAGAATATGGTTCTTTTGAAATGCCTCCTTGCCAATTAGAATTATTTTCTCCAGTATGTTTTTTCTTAACTTCAGGTTTGTTTTGAGCTATTTTCATGTTTGCTTTTGCTTCTTCTGATTTTGGTTTCCTCATGTTTTGTTTTGCTTCTTCTGATTTTGGTTTCCTCATGTTTTGTTTTGCTTCTTCTGACCGCCTTTGCCCAAAATTACCTTCTTTTATTTTATTCCTCGTTTCCTTAGAACAACGTTTAATTCTCGCATCAGTTTCAGCGGTTAATCCCTTTTTTGAAGAAATTAATCCTTTTCTTGATTTTCCACTATTTTTACCATATGCAGCAACTCTTTTGTCCGTCTCTTTTGTAAATCCTTTATTCCAAGGTATTTGAGATCCTTTCATTCCTTTATTCCAAGGAGTCCGTCCCAAATTATGAGAATTTCCTTTTGTGTGATGATTATGAATATATATGTTCCAATTATAAGGAGGAATTTTACTTCTCTCAACAGGATATCCACAATTACATTTACATAAAGGAGGTATATTTTGAGACTCTCGCTTGACTTTCATTTCTTCCTCCTTAGTTTTGATGATGCGATTCCTGTTGTAACATATTCCGGCAGATATTCCTTCTGCAGGTCTTTCAAATGGAAATAGGAATAGAGCCTGCTCTTGACTGATTGTTTGGTGAGGACGACCGCTTGATTATCCTCCATCCATGTTGCGAAGTAGACTTTCACTTCTTCTTCCTTTTTATCTTCTTTATCTTCTTCCAGATATGGAGAACCCGGCGACATTGATTCTTTGGATCGAGGGCATAGGAAAACATACGATATAACACTCCTGATTTTCTCAGTTGATTTGAATATTTTGGCTCGCCGCCTCCGACAAAGTAGATTTTCATTTATACCTTTTTATAAGATGTTCCCATTCAGCTTTGCCATCTCCAGTTTGGATTTCAAAAAAGCTGACGAGTTTTGGTTATATACTTCATCCAAATTTCAAGTCTTCCAATATTTTGAATTCCTGACATCCCCGCAAAGTAGATTTTCATTTGAAGCCGAAGCCTTCCACCTTCTTGATCTTGAAAGCCCATGGCCATGGAGGCAGATTGTCCTGGAGATCGAGAAAGTATATGATATTCAGTTCATCTCTGAGACGATAGTCATTGCTCAATCCGGCTGTCTTAATTAATTCTATGATCCCGTCTTCTTTCCAAGCCGTGATCGGTTTATATCCCATGCCCATCTCGACATATTCTCTCTGGGCGTCTGCAAGCTCTTTCCCATACCAGCGCTCGCCTTCTTTAGGTTTGTAAGTTTTGGGATCTTCCTGCCGGAACTCACTTTCACCCATCTCAAATCCTTTGGCCATAAAGTACTCGAGGATTTCTTTCTGCTCCATCTGAGAATATGTCGAGAAGTGCTGTCCTTCCTCTTTGTCTTTAGGAGATCGATTGGAGACATTGATCGTCATCGAGTTCTGCATATAATCATACTTGCCCATTTTTTTCTTTGGGACATAGACAGCTCCGAAGCGCCCGGTCAAAACCCAACTTGTCGAATCAACAGAATACCATGGAAATCTGAGCATGAGATCAAGAGAGGTCATACCAAAGCCATGGATTTTGACTTTTGGCATTCCCTTGTCGTCACAGATAAATTTGGAGAAGAGATTGTCGAGCCATTCTATTAATGAGACATTAGGGATCGGGACCATGCCTCCCAGAGAGACATAATCATAATTGTCCAGGTAATTTGTGAGGTAGTTTAAAGGCTCGCCATAGTGAAAGCAGGGAATCGGCTTCAATCCGGCATCCTCCATGATCTTCTGATTCTTTAATGTCTGGACGGGATCACCGATTGCATCAAGGACAGAATAGTGATCGAGATAATCAATGTGATCCTTGATGAATTGGATATACTCTTGAATATTGATCTCGATCTTTTTTGACCATGCAGAGTATGCACCCGAGTCTAAAAACAATTCCACCTTTTTCATTTTGCCTCTTTCGTAGACCTCCCAAAGTTTTGTCGCTGGTTGGAGCTTACCTACTTCAATGCTATAATATGACATAAGTCTTGATGTCATACCGACACTTGCCATCCATCTTTCTTTCAAGCAAATCGATTTCGGCAACTCCACCCGGACGATCTGCATATGAAGCAAGATAGAGTTTCATCTTTGTATCCTTGCCATGAATTCATCTTTGCAACCGTTCCGATTTTCCGCAAAGTATCCCCGAACGGCGATGGGTTCATAAGGGGAATTCCACTTTTTGACTCCTCTCATCTCTTTGCAAAGATGCCGGGCCTTCATGACCAGTACTTGCCCGAGTGGCTTTGTCACTTCTTCAAAATAGTCAACAACATTATTTATCAATCTCTCTGCAATTTGAAGTCTCCCAGAATAATAGTCAATGACCCGCGCGATCTTGCTTGTTCCCATGATCCATTTATCTGGAATGTAAGCATAATAATATTCTCCGAAGAAAGGAATCATGTGATGTTCACAATAAGAAAAGAAGTATCCTGAGTCAATGAGCATCTCATTATAAATGACTCCATCGATGCCATTTTCAAAAAGAGTTACTTTTGGCATGCGGGCAGGATCATAAGCGCAGAAGAATTCATTATACATCTTTGCGATTCTCTGGGGAGTATCTTTGAGCCCGGGCCGATCAGGATCTTCTCCGATAAATTCGAGGATGCGGACAATGTTATCTTCGATGGTGGAATCTGCATCACTGACTTCCCAGAAGTATTGAATCCAACCATCAACTTGATTTGCATGATAGGTTGGCAAGGAATCTATAGGAGTTGTTGATTTGATATGCAGGCAGGCAAAATCGTGTTGTGAATATCTCTTTCTTGTCTGCCCACTATCAACAACATCATCGACAACAAGAGTCTCTCCCACCCATGCGATTTCTGTCATTGGAATTTGTAATAGATGAGACAGATCTATCGCCAATGGGATTCCTCCCCGTGGAACACCATAGATATTTTTGTATGTTCCCCCTGCCTGCATGATTTGCTGTGCAAGCTTTGCCGCATCTCTATAAAAGTCGTCCAGACTATAGATAATGTCTATCATTTCTTCACCGGGCTTTCATATTGAATAGGGTCGGTTCTTCCGATATTTGCAAAAGCCTCAAGTCTTTCCTGACAAGAGCCGCATTTCCCGCAGCTTAGAAATTGATCTTTGTAACAAGTTCTGGTCAGCTCGTAGGGAACAGCAGGAGAGATTCGATATCCCAATTTTAAGATTGAAGTTTTGTTATCGTAAAGAAAGGGAGCTGAGAGCTGCACCCTTGCTCCGGATCCATCGACGACTGCTTTCTGCATCGAGAAGATAAACTCTGGTCTGCAATCTTCATAAATGGCATGATCGCCTGCATGAACTCCAACTGCAACAATATCGGCTCCAATCGACCATGCATATCCCATCATGATTGCGACGAAGATAGTGTTTCTGCCGGGGACGACTGTCTGAGACATCGATGCATCGTTATAATGACCTTCGGGGATATCTCCGCCTGTCTTGAGAAGATTGGATTTGAAGAGCTGGCCGATGAAGGGGAGATCGATGTTGACAATTTCAGGCAGCTCATAAAACTTCGCGATCTTTTCAGCTGCCTCTGTCTCGTATTTGTTGTGCTTGCTCCCATAATTAAAATTGACAGGGTGTATCTCCGCTCCGAGATGTCTAAAATACCCACAAAGAGTAGCACTGTCCATACCGCCGGATAGACCTAACACTACTTTCATATCTCTGCCTCCTATATAATGTTTGATATTTGATTATATTATATCATGATTTTTTGCTGTGCGATAAAATAAAAAGGGGGAGCATCAATGTGCTCCCCTCTCTTCAGATAGAGGCACAATCACGAATATTTACTTTATGCTGTATTCACCCTTCTCACTCTTGACGAATTTGACCTTCTTTTCCTTTTCCATGCGGGTCTGTTTCTTGCCGCCGATCTGGACTTGAACCGTCTTTGCCATCTTCGCCTCTTCCCTGTCAGGAAACTTCTTGACAAGCGCGGCCAGGATCTTCTCTTTGGTGATCGGACCTTTCTCTTTGATGATCTCAAGAATTGATTCGATGACTCCCGGGCCTTTGTCAGCTTTCTTCTCGCCCTTCTTGCCTGCTGCCTTTTTCTTTCCCTTTGTCTTGCCGTCGCCTGCTTCGGGTGTGCCTGCTTCAGCTGCCTTTGCGGCTTTCTCTTCCATCTCGAGAACGAGGTTGTTGAATGCCAGAGCTTCTTTCGGGCCGGGGAACTTGCCTTCGACATCGGGGATAACTCCCATCGCGTCCATGAACTTTTTGAGGATGACTTCTTTCTCTGCTCCAACGAGTTCGATCAAGGCCAACTTATTGGCTTCGAGGATCCCACTTTTGTTGAGGGCGGTTACTGCCACTCTCAAATCCTTAAACTTTACATCAACCACTGCTGTCTTTCCCATAATCTTTTCTCCTTTCATCTTTTGTCTGGTTTGAATTTCTGTATCGCCTGTACCTCTCTGATCTTGAATATATTATATCATGCGGTTTGGCCAATGCGATATTTTTGTTTGGTGTCGGTTTGTACTCTACAAAACATCAAGAAATTTATGTAGTTGTAGAGAAATTACCACTCCTTTTTTCTTGAGCATGTTCACTTTGTCCATCCATCCTACAAGGATTTTTGGATCGAGCTTGTCATGAGAGGGTGAAAAGGCAAATCGACAGCCTTGATGTCTGAAAAGATGGACAATATAAAGAGCATCTTCGAAGTCAGCCCAATCTGCAATAACAAATTTAATGAAAGATTCTCTGCCTAAGTTTTCAAAGTTTTTAACCCACTTATAATGACTCATTCCGCTTGATGGACCTTTCCAATCTGCGACATAATGGATCCCCGGATATGGATGCATATAGATCGAGCCATTGGTTTCAATCGAGACTTGAAATTTATCCATGAAAAGTTCTTTAGCAACCATGATAATATCTGATTGCAGAAGGGGCTCGCCTCCTGTGATAGTAATGTTTGTATTCCCGAAGGAGACAGTCTTTTTGAGAACATCATCGATTGACATCTCTTGCCCGGCGGTCTCATCTTGAGCATAAGGGGTATCGCAATTATGAACCCACATATAATCAAGCAAAAAACTATTATAAGGAGAACAAGACAAATTATACACTTTCAATAGATTTGGCCTCAGAGAAGGAGGATAATTATTCCTATTAATTTCCTTGATTGAAAGGATTTTAAGTCCATTTATTGCAGATAATTTTTTGCCGTCTTTTCTATTATTTTTCCAAAAGTTATATCCTATTTCATGGGTAGAATAATGACAAGATTCACATTCAACTTTTAGATTTTCTGAAGAATCATTTTTTCTATTGCTGTCTTTATGATGAACATCTAAAGACTTCTTTCTTTTGCAAATAGAACATTCTTTTATTTTTCCTTCTTTTATATCTTGTTTTAATTTATCATAATTGGGTGTTTTTGATCCTCCACTCCAATTAGGATTTTTGTCTCCCATTTTTGGTAAGGATTGTTTTTTTCTTAATTCTTCTTTTTGTTTTTTTGAAAGAGAATTATAAGGAGAAATATAAGTTCCTTCTTCTTGTTTCTTTTTAATTGTGTTGCTAATTTTTTTTCCAGAGATACTATAGTTAGTGTTTTCAATAGATTTTTTCTTAATATCATTGTCTTTCATCGGATTTTTAATTCCTGTTATTCTAAATGATAATTTATCCTTGAAATTAGAATGATAGATTTCGTTCCCTATTTGTAAATCTTTAGCTTTCTTTATTCCTTGAGTTGTAAAAAAGGGATGCTCTTCAGTTACATAATACTCGTGTTTTTCTATTTTTATTCTTAACCAAGAATTAACCTCTCTAACAATGATATTTGTAATTTCTGTTTCTACCAAATTCTTTTCTTTATCAAAGGTCAATAATTTATCTCCAACTTCAACATTATATATTTTTTTGTTGGGTTTGGAAGACAGAATGACTTTAGGGACATGGCGTCCTGGCATAACCCCAAAACAGTAACTACATTTCAGATTGCAGCCCGCGAGACGGATGAAGGTACAAAGACTCCCTTGATGTGAGGCAGAGATTTCCCCATTGATGCTACTAAAAATACTATGAACTTTCATTTTATGCTCTCCCTATTATTTGCTTTTCTACTCCCTTTTGTACTCTTTTAATATACTCCATAGTTTTTACTTGATTTGCCAGTATGTCTAACCAAGGCTTTAGTTCACAATTGTCCTTGTGTTTTTCTAACATTTCTTTTGATTCTCTAATGGCATCTTCTATCGACTCATTTTTCATTTTTGTGTCCTCTCCTCAGACAATCTTTCGTGATACAATTGCCCTCTGGATCAACCTGAATATGACCGCATCCTTCGCAAATTACACACGCAGCCATATCCTTTGCCCAGTCCTCAGGTTTGGTTATTCCTTTCATATCTCCAAAATCTTGCCTGAAAATTTTCTCAGAACATTGCTTGCAATAATCGCTCATGATTTGTGACTCCTGATTCCCCTGACTTGTTGAATGGCAAACCATACTGAGACAAAAAGCATTCCCCATTGCTCGGCTGTCCACTCTGCATATAACCAAAATGGTGCCCCGCAAAGTCCGCAGATGAATCCTTGCCTATATCTCTTCCCTGCCAGAAGCCAGATCGAGAGACAAGAACAAATTACAATCCCTGTCTGACAGATCATGGGATTACCTCGCAGAAACTATTCTCTGTTTCCTTGAGAATAATCTTTTGGATATAAACACCCTGATTCATGAAAGGGCCAATCAACATATTAACAATATGGTTGGCCAGCAATTCGGATGTTGGAATAAAATGGACAACCTCATTGAGAACCTTATGATCGAATTGATCGATGACATTCTCTTCAACAATCTTTTTCAGATCGGCATAATCCATTACCATCCCATTTTGAAGCATACCTGCAATTTCAACGATCAACTCCCAGCGATGGCCATGGAGATTCTTGCATTTGCCCGGGTGATCCGGCAGGAAATGTGCCGCCTCAAAAGTAAACCTTCTACTTATTTTTGTTTTTGACATTAATCCTCCTCCTTTCTATTCCACTCTGAATCGAGAAATGGCTGGCCAAGTTTTAATTGTTGCAAGACGATGACCTGCCCTTTCTCTATTCCCTCATCATGACGATGAACGAGAATTTCAAACCTTATCATCCCCCGTTTTTTCTCTTGCTCTGTCTGGTTAAGAGTTATGTCCATATCAACATGCTGGAGCTTCTTGATATTTCCACCAGTATGTTTTTGCTTCATGTTTTTACTTTCTTCTGATCCTCTATTTCCTTGATTGCAATTAACAAAGAGAAGATGCAATAATCCTGCCAGACCTTTTGATCTCTTCCATTTACGATTCTCATCTTCAAGCTCATTTGCTACTTCTGCAGCTGTGATATCGAGATAATCAAAGAGGACGACATCGGCATCAAATCCTTGTCGTCTTAAATTCTCAAGCTCTGCAATCGCTTCATCTAATCCGGCAGTGAAAGCCGGAAAGCAACGAAGGCGAAGATTGTCTCCAAAAAGTTTCTTGAATGTTTTGACCTTCTTTTTAATTGCCTCCGGAGATAGATTTTCCTTTTGGTATTGTGTTTGCCACCATGATGTCGGTTGATAATCTTTTGTTTTTAATTTGCGACATGCAGTGCATGGCTTGTAATCCATATCTTTTGTATAGGTAGGAAGTTCATCTGCACTATTCAAGAGAGTGATTTTGTTTTCTCTTTCTGTTTTAGTGCAGGTTCCTTTTTGATTTCTCTTGCAGTCAAAGACAGGGAAGGCATATTCTCCTCCGTTCTCTGCCATTGCCGTCATTTTTTTGTAGACTCTTTTTTTATAAACAGTTTTATTCATCTCAAATGAGAAAATAGCAACCTTGAGACCAGCGCAAAGAGCATGGAACCCGATTTCCCATTCATAGAAAGACTTCCCCTTTTTTGCGGAACCCATGATTGAGACAAACCAGCCTCTCTGCAACCATCCTATCAGATCGCCCAGAGGCCCGGGCAGCTTGAACAATTTGTTTTCTTCATCTTCATCAAAAGTTTTATCTATCTCCGACTCATCAAGAGGATTTATCCATTGACTCACATTCTGGGCAACTTTGCCATAATTAAAAAGTGTCTCCTCTGCTTTTGTAAAATTGCCTTCGAGTCTGTATCCCTCAATTGTCTTTTGTAAAATTTCCAGACTTCGATCTCTGCAGAAAGTAACGGTCTCATCAAATCGCAACTCTTTATTAAAAGGGTAAGAATCTTGATTGTCAGAAATATATTGGTCAGAAAGACTTTGAAGGAAAGACTCCATGATCTCCAGTTCTGCTGCTTTGAGCTTTGCCGTCTTCGCATAAAAGATCGACTCAAAATCTTTCCCGGGAGCAGCTTTATATTTTTTATAATACTCGAGGATCCATTGTGAGATTTTTCGAATATAATCTACCTTGAAATGTTTGGGATCGATCATTAAGTGAGTATCTCTGAGATAGTCAGAGCTGACAATCATTGCTGTCAGAATGCGTTTCTCGATATCAGAATTTACTTCGATGCGGCTGTATTCCATATCTCTCCTTTTGCTTATATTATATCATGGAGATGGTCTGTGGATTATTTTAATTCTCTCTGTCAAGAATGTCGTGGTGTTTGAGATAGCGGGGGAGATTGCTTTCAAACATTGATGGGTGACAGAGCCATCCCGGTGTGACATTGAAATCATTCTCTCGTCCTTCTATTCTAAATAGGATTGCATCAACGAGATATTTGACCAGTGAACTCGGTTCATTTATACTTTCAGTGGAATCTGTACTTATCTTCCTGCCATTCTTCTTTAGATAATCAACAAAGAGACCAGAAGCCTTTATGAAACAGTTTTCGTCTTGAGGTCTTGAATTGGTAAAGCCTTTTTGTTTCCAGATTGATTTGAGACGGGCAGTCACATTCGGATATGGATCTTCAAGGGCAGCAGGTTTGAGTCCATAAGCTCCGAGAAGATATTCTTTGCCCTGCACGCATTCCCAAAACCATGAATCGATGTTCTTTGCGATGTTTTGTGTTTTTAAAGCTTCTTTTTCTATCCTGTCTTGTTTCATAAATCTGGAAATGCTGACCCGATGCCCTATATAATTTATTCGTAGTTTGTATAAATCCGGATTGTCGAGCATTTCATGATATAAGTCCATTGCCTCTGCTATCTCTGCTTTTGTATATCCTCTTTCAAGCTCGCCTTTAATTCGAGAGATAGCTGTCTCAAATAACTTTGTTGGTTTGCCTTTTATTTCTTTAACATGAGAAAGGAGGGGTTCTCCAATCATATTCCAATAATCGAAAAGATCCTCTGCTGTTTTATAAAGAGGCTCTGGAATGGCAACAGCGCTATCGGCGCTGATCCCTACTGGGATATACTTATTTAAATCTATATTTATATTCGTGGACGAAATTGTCCTGCCCTCTGGACTTGTTTGTCCTGCCTCATTTTCCGCTGGACTTGTTTGTCCTGGGGCATGGACTTCCACGATTTTATTTATCATTGTTGATAGCAACTCATAAAGGGGTGTTGCCTCTAATTCATTTGCATATTCAAAATATGTATTGACGAGGGGCTTATAAATAATAGTATATTCGGGATTGATTGCGATTACTCTTGAAGTGCCTTGACGGGAAGGAATTAATTCGATGGTTATGTAGGAGTAATTTTGAAGATTTTTTAGAGCCCTTGAAATTACTCGGGGGACAACCCCTCCGACCAGCTTCCCCAAATACTCGTTTGATGCCCAGCAGTGCTTTGATGTCCGATCTAAGTTTTGTAAATATCCAAAGAGGATTTTTTCTGTCTGAGTAAGGAAACAATTATATGCGACTTCTCCCGGGATTCCTATTCCTCCCGGTCTTTGCTCATGTTGTTCTATTTTTGGATTTTCCTGTTCCATATTTCTCCTTTCGGTTAAAAATAAAAACCCCTTAGAAGAGGAATCAAGATCGATGAGAATCAGCCAAGACTTTCAACGATCCTGCCTTGGGAGCGAGGACTCGTTTTAGCATCGAATCCCGATCCCTCTTCTAAAGGGTTTTTGCAAAACATTACTTGGCTGATTCCTTTCTAAGAACAATCAATAGGGTTGCCCAGACTTCTATTGATCTTTATCTATATAAACGATTTTGAGGCAGTTGTAAATTTATTATTTTTTTTAGAAGCCTATGTCCTTCTTTAACTTCCTGATTGTGTCGGGATTCATGTCTTTGGGATCTCCTTCTTTGAAAGAGATTTGCTCGACATAGGGTATGATACCGGAGAGCTGAGTTGCCATGTCCTTACCTTTGCTTTCCGCATCTGGATCAAAGAGAACGAAAGCCCTCCTGATCTTCTTGCGGGCAATCATTGCAATCTGCTCCTTTGTCAGATGGGAAGTAAAAGAAGCAACAGATTCATCTCCAAATCGCCAAACCCCGGTGCAGCCTTCAAACATCAGCATCTTGTCCTTGACGGTATCGATATTATATATGCAATGCTTGACCGGGATGATCGCCCGCTCCGGAGGGCAATCGAGATATGGAGGACGTTTGTCTTGACGTAAAATATCCATCCCCGTAAAGCTTACAATCTGCCGATTGATAATGATCGGGATAATGACTCTAAATCGATATTGCCCGAGTTGCCAGACTGGGTGGAGATGGTATTTCTTAATGAGAGAATGTGGTTCGAAGCCCCTTGATCTGAGGTAGTCAAGGTGGATTTGTGGCCAAGTTTTCTCGATCTCGTTTTCCGGGAGTAGACTTTGCCATGTCCTTTTAGGGGGAGCAGGATCTTCCCATGGTGATTCGTTTGTTATATCCAGAGGGAATTCCCGGGCAATCTTTCTTGCCTGTTCATAATTGCAGTTTTCAATCAACTCGATGAGATGATAGACATGACCGGGCGGATTGTCGCACATCCAGCATTTGTATTGGAGGCTCTTGAGATTGATGCCTAAGTGCTCGCTGTGATCGACGCAGCCCGGGAGAATGCAATTTATCTCTATCCAGCCTCGTGTAACATTCTTTCCGCCTGTCTTGATCTTGATATCCCGGGAAGTCAGATAGGCTTTTATGTCAAAGTTGTTTTTCATTTTTTAAACTTCAAATACACTCTTCTCATTTGAATTCATGAATGTCTGTTGGTCCCCATTTTTGCCAACTCCAATTTGTTAAATTATCAAGAGACTGTCCGATGAATCTTTTTATGATAGGAGCAGCGTCTATAATTATTTTATTCTTATCTGTCTGGACATAACAAGTAAATTTTTTATTCGATATTTGGAGTTCCATAATTTAGCCACCCCTCCTCAGCATAGACAATCAGCCGGGCAACAGTATGCCGGGCGACGTATTCATAAGGATCCAAAAAGTCAGTGATCTTGATTACCTTCTTGTCAGCTGTCGCCCGGGATCCTCTGCCGATCTTTTGAAGAGTTGTTCTTTCTTTTAATCCCCCTGCCGCATTGATGACATGATTGAGTGAAGGGATATTGATGCCCTCCTTCCAAACGACGTTGGAAATCACTGCCTTGATCTCTTTTGATTCAAGCATATCTTGCAGCTCTTGCCGGGACTGCTTATCTGTTTTGCCATAGACAAAAGGGATATCCAGATCGAAGAGATCCATCGCCATTTCTTTTAAGATATGTCCGTGATCTGTATCGGCAGATGTTAAGATCAAAACAGATTCACCTGCTAAGATAGACTTATGAGCCTCTGTTAAGATCATACGATTGCGGGCGCGGTTTTCCATGATCCCTTTTTGATAGATGTCTTTGAATCTCTGAAGTTCTCCGATAGTCGGAGAATAGGGAACAGCCAGTAAGTTTATTAGTGGTCGTGCCAAAATTCCTGCCTCCATTCCTTCTTGATAGGAGAAGTCTCCTATGATCGGGCCTAAGTATCCTTCAAGAGTTAATAGTTCTTTCCTTTCTTTGATTTTGTGAGAAGGAGGGGTTGCTGTCAATCCGATTCTGATAGGGGCCAAAGTGTCTTCGAGGACTTTTGCAAACATTCCATTTTTATCTGAAAGATGGTGACATTCATCAAGTATGATGATATCTGCCCAGTCACAATGTTTTCTCAAATCTAAGTTTTTGTAAGTCTGGATTGTTGATATGAGGATTGTTGGTTCCTCAGGCCAATCAAAATAATTCTCTCCTCCTCCCAGTACCCAAACATTATTGAACTTGAATTGTTGCCTGAATACACGTTCTGCCTGACTTAGCAGATCGAGAGTGTGGCAGAGAAAGGAGATATGCCGACTGGGCCAGATAGAGCATATCCCTCCGGCGAGGATAGTCTTGCCCGTTCCTGTCGCACTTTTAATGACTCCTCTTTGGTTATCTATAATCGATTCAAGTATACTGATTTGATCTTCTCTGAATGTGATCCCGGGAAGCCGGGGAAGTTGTTCTGGCAGGAGTTCTTCGGGGAGATAGGGAATTGTCAAGGAGATGCCATTTTCATGACAATGTTTTTGAATACGAGGGAGGAGGCCTGAGAGAAATTTGCCTCCTCCCCTATGGATCATGCTTGCTTCATATTTGTTTTTTGTTTTCCCGTAAACCCCTCTCCTCCAATGTTCATGGGGATAAGACAAGCAGGGAATAACCAGCTCTAAGTCTTCGAGGGGTTTTAATCGGGAATAAGTTTGATCGATGACTTCAACTTCCATTATTGAGAGCCTCAATCTTTGCTGCAAAGTTGAATATCTCGTTGAACATTTGCTTGACAGGGCGAGCCTCGCCCCACTGCTTTTTTATAAGTTTCATGAGTCTTTTTATGTTGACCTGATCCAGCTGATCCCTGACACAGATTCTTATCATTTCAGCCGGGCAGTCAGCAATGATTGCGATTGCCTGTTTGGCTTCCTCTGATAAAGAAGCGAACAGTTTTTTCTTCTTCTCTGCGATCTCTTTCATCATATAGAGAGATTCCGGAGTATGAGCATTGGTGGAATCTGCGATCTCTTTTTCTATCTGAGAGATCATATTTCTTTCCAGAGTTGCAAGATGATCGAGATGAATATAATTGTTAAGATTGAGAACAGCCAGCGCCGCATCAAGAGCAAAAGAAGATTGAGGATCTTTTTGCTTTTTCTTTTTCATGATTTCTCCTCCTCCTCAGTGATATTATATATCAGATTTTCGCTGTGGATAGATTTATTTTTCTTCTTGCCGCAGAGTGCATGTTGCCTTCTGAATTGATCGAGATATTCTTTTTCCAGATAAGACGGATGGATATCCTCGAAACACCATCTCTTTGCCCCGCACCAACATTCTGCGAGGAGCCTAAATTCAACTTCCTCTTCGACAATTGTTTCTACCCTTCCTCCCGGAATGACTCTTTTGACAATCCAGTTTTCAATCACATGATCCCAAACGATAAAGCGATCATCGTCAGGTAGAGTAATAATTAGAGGGCCTTTGTAATCTTTGCCGAAGTCTTCATGATCTTCAAAGTGTCTATGTCTTGCCATTAGCGCCTCCTTAGACAATCAATGGCAGCTTGTATTCTGCCAGCAGCCCTTAGTGAGTTAAGTTTTTCTTTTAGTTTGATGAATCCCTTTTTGTCTTCGGAGGCGGCGAGGAAATAAGTTCCATCTTCTTCTTTGATATAATCAAAGAGATGATAGTCGTAGATTCTTTGCCCTGCAATTGTGTCGTGGATCTGATATCTTTCCGGGATTGGATTTCGAACTTCTGCAACGGGGATTTCATTGAGTCCTGTTGTTTTTGTCATGGTCTGGCCTCCTTATCGTGGTGGTAAGTAATGAGTTTCGATACCGCACTTTTCCCGCCTGATAATTCTCCGGGCTTCCTTTTCAAGAACTTCAGAAGCGTAGGTGGCAGGCAATATATTATTTCGCTTTGCCTCTCTTTGCAAGGCTTTTTTTGCATCCACAGAGATATATGATCCCTGCACAACTCGTTTAATCCTTGGCATTATCTATTCCCTCCTGATCGTAGAATTTTTCCCACTTCTTTGACTCTCCTTTTTTGCAAGTTTTGTAATGGACGATGAGATCGGGATCATCGTCGGCAAGGGCTCCACAATTGATGCATTCATAGACATCCAGATTATCTGTGTGATGAATGACTTCAAGCTCATTGCATTTTTCTTTATCAATCAAAGTTTTTGTTTCTTGTTTGTGATCTTCCCATGTTCTTCTAAATTGCCAACCCAACCAAAAGGATATTCCGATAAGCAAAATCACTCCTATTGCCAATTCCATAATTTACCTCCTTATCCTTTTCCTTTATTAATTTTGAGCTTCATTTGATAGATGTCTTGTTTGCGGATTACTTTTCCTCCAGTTGCTTTAATCATAGCAAGATGCAAATGCCATGGGGCTTTGATCCATTCAGTTTTCATCTCTGCCTCCCTCAGGTTATTTCCCAGCAGATTAAATCCTCATCGACGCGGACAAGTCTCAACTCTTCACCGTTTTTCTTTGGCTTGTTTTCTCTTGCCTCTTTTAGAGTCTCGTAGTTTTGCCCTTTTGAAACCAGTTCTCGCCTTTAAGGACTTCCCAGTGATAGCTTGTTTTGGTTAATTGGTAGATTCGTTTCATGATTCCAAAGTCTCCTTTACAAAGTTTTTGAGATTGCGATTCATCTTCATCATTAACTCGATGACCTTCTCTACTCCGGCAGTGCATTTGAATTCCCACTGGATTGGATTGCCGAGAAAGTCTGTCTCTTCATTCATCATCTCTTTGGCCAATCCTCCCGGGCTGATTGTGTAAGTATACCAGTTGGCTGGATCGATGAATCTTGCCTGACCGATAGGAGTTATTTTTTGCAAGAAACTTGACCATCTCGCAATTGTTGGTTTCTTGTTGTTGATATAGGCGACAACTCCCGGGTAATCATCACAATGATAGCAATGATCGTATCGGAGCATATCGCCTATTGGTAGGGTTGCCGGATTGAGTTGATCTTCGACTTCATACATCTCGATCTTTTTCACTATGATTTTTGTTGACTTCTTTTTCATGATTTCTCTTCCTCCTTTATTTTATGTTTGTTGAGAAGGGCAAGAGCTGTGCCATGCAGTCCTCTTCCCTTCTTGTAATACATCTCAAACCTGCGGGAAATATATTCCGATTTGAGATGATAGGTATATCTCTTAATATTGTCTGGCTCTTTAACGACAAATAGAGAGATATCAATCACGCCATCTGGATGTTTTACTGTTGCTTCATGAATCAAATGCATTTGTCTTGCCCTCCTTTCAGGCTGACCCTTCTGTTCTCAGTGCTTCGGCAAGATCGCCCAGTTCGTTATATGCCTTGTCAAAAGCGCTTTCTACAAAGGGAATCTTTTCTTCTTTAAAAATAGGCTCCATTATTTTTCGGATTTCGTTTTTTGGGATGTAAAGTGTTTTCTTTTGATTGGCGATGTCAAGGACAAAATCTGTGTAGTCAATTAATGTTGGCATGATTGTCTCCTTTCTCTAAGTTTAAAAATCGAGGGCTCTTTTTAGATGCCCTTCCTGTGGTTTCGGTTTGTCTGGTTTCTTTTGAGGTATAAAGGGAGGATATTCACCCGGTCTTAAATCCCTTCGTTTGTTTGCCATGTCTTGTAAAGTTCGGGAAGTTTTTCGGAGAGGCTTCCCATCCGATAATTTTCTTGCATCATATCGTCTGCGATCTGTATCCAGAGACTCTTTAATAGTTTTATTTCCCAGTGAAGACAATCTTCTCTCTGCAGCTCTTGCCAATGCAGGGTATCCAAATACTTCAGCTGCTTTTATGAAGCTTCTGAGCTTATCTGTCTTTGTGATTTTGTTGAGACGGGTAAGAAGCTGTCCGGTAGTCATTTCTTGAAATCTTTTCCTTTCGTGATCCATCAGGTCTTTCATATCTCCTCCTTTCTCTTCTCTAAGTTTTGTTTGATCTCATCAGTGCTGTCATTAACAGCAGACCCGGGCATTCTATCCCGGGTTTCGATCTTTGAGTTAGAATTGGATATCTCTCTTGAGTGGTGTATCAATGTAAGTATTGATCTGCTCAAGGAGCTTCTCCGCTACTTTGGCGACCTTCGTCTTCGTCTTGTCATTTTGCAGGTCTGTATCAGAGATGCTTGCCACCTTCAAATTTACCTCGCCCAGAGTTTCCGTGAGGGCTTTGTCTCCGGAGATATTGAGAACCGGGAGCAACGAGATCAAATCGCGCAGGCCTGACATGACAGCCTTATCTTCTTGAAATCTCATTCTATCGGCGCTCAGGCGATCAACGATTGTCTTCACCGCCTCTGCCAATCTCTTCCAAAGATCCTTGGAGATATTGCCGTAACGATCAGAGATCGAGCCGACTAAGTTTTTCCTGACCTCTGCGAGAAGTTTTTTGTTTGCTTCGATTACAAAATGCCCGCTATTAGGAACCGGGAAGTAATCAATCTGGATCGACCACTTTGCCGCGAATTCGTCGAAGCTCAGATAATCATTTTCATCCCAGAGATCGCCCAGCGATGCCTTCGCCTTTACAAAGACCGCCTCTTGATACTTCGGTTTAAAGTCTATCAATTTGTCTTTCAATTCCTGAGAAAGCTCTTCATGGGTTTTGTTAAGTTTCTCCATGTTGGCGACGGGCAGCATCCGGACTCCTTTTGTCCATGGAACGGTCAGGGAATAAAACATCTTGAGCATTTTTCTTTGAGTATAATGGAGAGGTCCGGCATCTGTCAAGAGCTTCTTGATTACCCGGGCGCTGGTCTCATCGGCATGCTTTCTCGTTGTAAGTTCATCGGAAGCTTCTTTGTCATGTTTATTGACACCAAACTCTGTCATGGTAAGGTCAGCCAGTACCGCCACTTTTCCTAAATCTTGAATTTCTTCTTTCATGATTGTTCTCCTTTTTATATGAGTTGTAAGTTATTGGTTAGTGAGAATGTGCATGATCGTGATCGTGAGCCCCGTGATCGGCATCTGGATCCTCTTCAATAGTGACCTTGCCGCCCATAAGTTTATCCATCTTTGTGAGAAGCTCGTCAGCCGACATATGATTGCCGCTGCTGATCTCAGATGTCGTGACAACGATCGTTCCGTCTTCCAATATTTTGAATGTGATGCTATCTGCCATGATTGACCTCCTTAAAATCTTTGGAGCTGGAAAGTATTTTCGTCCAGCTGATTTTTGAACCACTGATCCTCTTCGCTGATCTCATCAATGACACACTCGCTATATGTCCTCTTGAGCGAGTTGGAGAAGTCTGCAAGTTCTCTGTCATTCATGCTTGTGCTTTGCAGCATCCCGTTTCGGAGATCGATGACAAAAGAGTTGTATCCACCGCTATTTGCGACGATTGTATATCCATCGCTTCTCATATAATGTCCGAGTCCTTGTTTCTCCAAAGCCTTTTTCAGGATATCAATATTCTCAACTCTGAATTGAACTGTTGCTGTTCTTATCTCGTAGCAAGGCATATTCTGTTCCTCCTCTAAGTTTTGTGAAGGGGCAGGGATGACCTGCCCTTGTTTGATTACATATCAAGTTTGCGACCGGAAGATTTCTTTTCGGCGACGACCATTGCCTTTGATGCCGGGACTGTCCTGCCTTCCTTCCATTGAAGCAACCAATCGATATCTTCCTTCATAGTTTTGCTTATGGGAAGAATGAGCTGATCGGCGTCGTTGGCATCTTTGCCTTTTGAAATCTTCTTAGCTGCGAGCTTGCACCAAGTCTCAAGTTCTGCTCCCGACCACCCTTCTGTATCTACTTTCGGGCATGCCTTTGCAGGCAGACCGTAGACTTTTTTGTGATGATTGAGAATCGCTTCTCTCTCTGCGATGTTCGGCAGATTGACAAAGATCGGAGCTGTATCCCACCTGCCTGCCCGTAAGTATTCAGCGGGCAGAGAGGAGATATCGTTGCAGGTCGCGAAGACAATTATTCCCGGGATCCGATTGCTCAGAAATTTAAGGAGCAGTGAATTGCTTCTGTCTGTCGATCCGCTATCTCCACCACCTTGTCTTCCCATCTTTGATGTTCCGGCTAATCCTTTTTCCAGTTCATCGATGAAGACATAAATCGGATTTAATGGATTTGCATTGGCTGTGATGACTGCGATTGATTTCGCATAGGCATTCTCTTTCTGCCCGACGAGACCTTCACCTTGCATCTGCGCCAATTCCCACTCGATGCACATTGTATCGTAATGCGCGGCGAGCAGCTGAACGAATCTTGATTTGCCAGTCCCTGGAGGGCCGACAAAGATCATGCCCTTTGCATTTGGATCATCTCTCCACTCATCGGCTAATTCTTTGGCAATCTCGAAGCCAATCAGATCAGTGAGCTTGCCTGTATACTTACCAATCTTTAATCCGGGTGTTGAGTTGATCTCTTCAGCCCTCAATTCCTCGACTGTCTTTGGATCAAAGTATCCAGCATTCTTGACGAGGCTGTAAGAGAAAACTTTGATGATCTCTGCGCTGCTCAGACCTTTCGCGCCGGCAATGATCCTCTGCTTATCTTTGGTATCTGGCTCTTTGAACTGTGGATTTCCCTTTGCCGAGTAAACAATAAACTGATAAAGGGTCTCGATCTCTTTTTCATCGGGCAGGTCGTAGCTGACCTTTGCAAATTCCCTCTTGAGAATAGACGGGATCGCTTTATCGAAGCTTTCCTCTCCGACGATGATAAGTATCTTGCGATACTCGGGAGATGAAAACTTCGTCGATCTGTTTAGCAGCCATGCAACGGTCTCTTTATTTGACTTGCCGTATTGATCGACGACAAACCAGTTATAGTTTTTTGCGATCACGATTTGCCCGGCTTCGATCTGGTCTCTCTCCTCTCTGATATTTTCGAGGAGGTTAATCATCTCTTTTGGATTGTTGTACTTGCTCTGCCCATTGTCTCCTGTCGACTCATAATCCCAAACGGCAACCCGATATTTCGTGCCGTTGGTGTTTGCCTTGAAATATTCTTCGAGGCTGTCTTTGACATCTTGGACTGTCTTGTTTGGTTCTTGAGTCTCAATGTAAAAATAAGCATATCCGCTCTTGATACCGAATATCAATTCTGATGTTCCTTTCATGGCTTTTCTCCCTTTAAGTTTTGTCTGAGTTATTTGTTCATTTTATAGTTTTTCATGTATCTTCTGGATCTCTCTCCATGAGAGACTATTGAAACATTCTTCGCTGCAAAAATCTCCCTTATTTGTTTTTTTGTAGGCTTCATTGTGGAATAAGAATTGACCGCATACAACACAGGAATTTTCATAATCTTCTTTTTTATTGATTTCTTTGTCCATCAGATTTTTCAGCTCGGTGTAAATCAGGCTCTTGCATGTCTGGTGGCTAAGCTTATCCAGATCATAATTGTAATCCATCAAAAGTTCTGTGATGTCATCTGTCCATGAATCTTCGAGTTTGTCGAAGAGATATGCCGCTAATTGATCGATCGTCTTTTTTGTAAGTTTTGTCTTCATGATTATCTTCCTCCCTCTCTTAAACAAGCGTGCATGAAAATGATTATCCAAATAACTAAACCGCCCATCATTGCCGCAAATCCTGTCATGATATTTTCCTCCCTAAGTTATGCTCCGATTGTTAAGTAATAACCGGCGGCTGTTACTCTGATTTTGCCGTTTGGCTTGTTGATAAATAATGGACATGATCCGGTAAAATGGATGATTGCCTCTGCAATCAGGTCCAGATTCTCTTTTGAAGAAATTGTTGAGTTTATCCGGTTTTTCCAGTTCTTTTTATTGCTGACTTTGTTAAACGCTTCTTTCAATTGTTCCTGAGAATATTTTTTCATGATCTTTTCCTCCAAAATTTATTTTGATCTCATCAGTGCTGTCATTAACAGCAGACCCGGATTTAACCGGGTTTCGATCTAATAACCTCATGGGAGATTTCCAGTCATCCCTCAGATCAAGACTTGATGTTGCCCTGCCAACCTTCTGGCAGGATCGGCGTTGGATCGCCTCTCTCTGATTATGTGCATGTTGTTTTTTTCTTGATCCCTCTGTCTTGTTGACCTAAATATATGATATTGAGATGTTCATGTCAACATAATTCTGCATCCCAAACGAAAAAAGATTGTATATAATATCACATAGTTAGCTCAATATATTTTAAAAATCCTTTAAAAAACAGCTGTTTCCGGCGAAAACAGAGGAAAAATCAGGTTTCTGCCATACCAAATAATAAATTTACAGACGAGGGAAAATCGTTTATATAGATAGGGAGACAATCATGAGTAGCACAGATATCGAAGTAGTTTATAATTTCATCGATGAGGAAGAGGATCCTCAAATCAAAAAGAAAACCAAGAAAGAATCCAAAACCAAAACAGAGGAGAAAAAGAAAAATGGCAGACCTTCCCTATACTCAGAGGAGCTTGCAAACAAGATATGTCAATGGCTGAGTGAAGGGAAATCTCTTACAAGTCTGTGCAAACAAGACGACATGCCGACATACGCAACTGTGATGAATTGGTTGTGGAAGGAATCTGATTTCAAGAAGGGGTTTTTAGAGAGATACGAGACAGCCCGTGAGCAGCAGGCAGAATGCCTGGCTGACGAGTTGATAGACATAGCGGATGACGGGACAAATGATTACATGGAAAAGACCAGAAAGGACGGATCCAAATTTATCGTTGTTGATGGGGAGAATATACAGAGGAGCAGATTGCGGGCTGATACGAGGAAATGGATTGCAGCCAAGCTGAGGCCCAAGAAGTATGGAGACTCTTCCCAGTTGAAACTGACAGATGGAGAAGGGACGGGCTCTGCCATTTTCAAAGTTATTTATGAGAATCGCCCGATACCAAAGAGAGAGGACGGATTATGAAATATATCGTAGAGAAGAGGAGAGATAAGGATTTATGGTTGGTGATTCCTTTTCAAGAAATGGCTGAAGGAGATATTGTCAGATTCCGTTTCCCCGACACCCTTGAATTAGTTTCTCTCCTTGATGAAACGATATTTAGAGTGGCTTCTAAACCGGAACCATTCAGCGATCCAAATAATCCAGATGTGGAATGGATGGTCGAGATTGATGTCGGGAATCTTACTGTCTTGCAATCAAATGACAGGATCGTAGATCCGAGAGATGTCCCCGAAAATTATGTTTATTTTGGGACTGCGGCAATCCCAGCCTTTAAAGGAGGAAGGGAATACGACGAAGAAGAGATTTCAGAACCTGTCAATCGTTTCAGAGAATCAATAATAAAAGGAGAACCCAGGCAATGAAAATCCAGATAATAAAAGAATTGGCGGAGAAGGTGGAGAGGATTGATACTCTTATTGGAAGGAGGCAGTCTCTTCAGAAGGGGGTAAAAGAGATAGGATTGGCAGGATTTAAAAGAGATAGTATTGAATGCGTGATGGTTCCGGCTGAAATATTTATGAGTGTCACAAAAGAAATCCTCTACTATTATGATAGAGAGATAGAGAGACAGAAAAAAGAGATCGAGGATTATCACGAAAAGCCTATCACTTATGGAAGACTTAGAGCAGAAGAAGGAGGGTCTCCTCGTCATTGGGATCCGGGTAAGCCTCCTCAGTTTCTTGCTGGGGTTGATCGCGGCCAGGAAAGGGATCAGGTAGTTGTTGCTCTTTGGGGAAGTGATCCTGCCGGGAATTTTAAATTACTCAGAATGAAGACAACGGTTTATTTTTCGCAGGATCGCCCTTCAAGCAGAGAGATAGAAGAGCAAATCAGGGAAATGTGTATGGCAGAAAGTTTGTCAACAAAAGAAACAGAAGATGTACTCAGATCCTTGAGGTAGGAAATGAAAAAGCAACAATTGACAATCGCAGAACTTGAAGCCCTTCTCGATCAGGATGAAGAGACGGCAATTGTTCTCTCTGCCGGAAAAGTTGATGATTATATCCGCTGCGATATAAAAATTACCAACGAAGAATTATGGGAAAGAGCAATGATGCAAGGAAGGCCATTACAAGTGAGGGTGGGGTATAAATGAACTCTCAAGAGATAGAAAAGATATATAGAGACGAACCAAGATTCCAGAGAGTCTTCCAGCTCAAGCATGTCCAGAAATACTCGACATATGCAGTCGCCTCAATTATAAACTGGCTGGTCGAAAAGATGAATCCGCAATATTGTTATCTTGATGTTGGTGTGTGGCATGGTTTCTCCCTCCTCGCCGGTGCAATAGGCAATCCTCAAAAGCGTTGCATCGGCGTTGATAATTTCTCCCAGACTGACGGGATCGATGATCTGGAGCGTAATATCGAGCCATTCGAGAATGTCGAATTCTTCAAGATGGGGTATCAAAAATATCTTCAGCAGATTCACAAACAATCAATAGGGGTGTATCATTATGACGCAGACCACAGAGAGGATAGCCAGTATTATGGGCTTACCCTTGCAAAACGCTTCCTTCGAGAAGGCTCAATTATTATTATTGACGATTGGTCTTGGCTCCATGTCCAGACTGCGACGAGATGGTTCCTTAAAGACAATCCCGAATATCATATCATCTTTGAAGAGACCTATAACAAGCCGATAGAGGAATGTAATCTCTGGAATGGAATCTGCCTAATCAAAAAAGGCAAAGAAGGAAGGGCATATTATGGGTATTAGTCCGCAATATACATGGGGCGAGTTTGTCGAATATTTTAAGAAAGATGACTTGGTGCAATTTTTTACTCAGCCTCAGCCTGGAGGGAATGTTTTCCTTTATAGATCAAAGGATCCATCAGTTCCGATGGAGATTCAAGAGAAGCAGCCTGAGGAAAAGAATATTGTGTTGAAAAGAGCTTTGGAGTTTTAATTATGCAAGAATGGCAACAAGGGCATGATCGATTTACAAAGGCAAAACAAAAGCAGCTTGCCGCCAATAGGGAAAGGCTTATAAGGGAAAGGATCGGCAGGAAGTGCTCAAAGGTCGCTAACGACAACTATCTAAATCATTATGACGAGACATTCGGGAAGAAGGAGGAGAGATCATGAAGAAAAGATTTGGGACAATGTTGTGGATAATTTTGATTTGCCTTTTGGTTTCATATGGGATTGTTCATGCCGGCGCTCTGACTTCGATGAAAGCGGTCAAGGCTGTCCCAGATGGAGCGCAAGTATTTCTTGATGGATATGTCTCTCCGGGATTTGTTGATGCGGAAGTCCTGACAGGCGGAGCAGCGGTAGTTCATTATGTTCCATATCAGGGAACGACGACTCTTGTAAAAATAAAATGTACTGGCGATGTCTGGGTGAATGTGGGAGCAGCCGCCGCTGTCCCCGGAGCTGCCATAACAGATGGCTCCAGTTCAATATTGAATCCACCCGGCTTCTTATCTATCGGATCGGCGACATATATAGGATTGATCGCAGCGGCGAATAATAAGTGTTCTCTTGAGTGGTTCAAGCCATAGATGAAAATCATATATGTCTATACTGACCAGACATATTGCAAGAAGACAGGCGAGCCCTGTAAAGAGCCAGATAAACCTTGTCCTCATAAAGTGAGGAAGGAAGATATGGAGAGAGAAGATGAAGGGAGAGGATTTGCACGGAGGCGAGATACTTAGTAAGGAGGAATATCCGGAGTTGTATGCAGCCATCTGTTCTTCATATAGGTTTGTTCCAGAAAAATTTACTCTGCCGGATTTGAGAGGCAGATTTATGAGAGGATGGACTGAAGACTTTTCAGATGGAGGAGGAATATAAAATGTCAAGATCACAGACAGGAAATAGAAATGCCTTCTTAGACATGATTGCAGATTCGGAATTAGGCCAGAGGATACTCGCCGGATCTGATGATGGATATAATGTCGAGGTCGGCAGTACCCCGGATAACATTATCCTGATCGCGAACTACGACGATCATCCCCATATTGTTGAGCATATTCATCGCAGAGACGGGACGGATATTCCCTCAAGTGCTGCCGGGCGTTATCAGGCGCTTGGACATATTTTCGATTCTTATCGGAAGAGCCTCAATCTGCAAGCTCCTTATTTTTCTCCTGAAAATCAAGATGCAGTCACAATCCAGCAAATAAGAGAATGTCATGCACTGCCGGATATCGATGCAGGCAATATCGAATCTGCTATTCCAAAGGTCGCGCATCTCTGGGCAAGTTTCCCGGGTGCAGGATATAAAGATCAGCACATGAATAAGATCACTCAACTACTCGCAGCATTTACAGCTGCTGGTGGAATATTGGCATAGGGAGGTGAATATATGGTAACATTGAAGGTCATCATTGCAATTGTGATTGTTCTTTTGATTCTCGCCGTTGTTGGAGTTTTTGTCTATCGAAATAACAAGGCGAAGATTCTCGCAGCAGCCGACAAGGCGACAGCAGTAGCAGACAAGGTGGTTGATGCAGAACAGAAAGCAAAAGATATTGCGGCGACATTAAAGAAGTAACGGCGCAAAGAAAAGTGATGACAAGCTAACGAAAAAGGAGAGGGTGTGAAACAAACTAAACTATCGTCCGCAACGAGGGTTAGGTCACGACATTCCCTCTCCATTTTTTAAAAAGGAATTATCATGACAACAGCAAATACAATGTCAATAGGCGATATCCAGCAGGCATTAAATGAGTTCAATAATAAAGACCTTGCAGTTTATGTATCGATTGCCGGTGTCGCATATTCGATTTCATCGATAGGATTAAATCCGGTGCTGGGGCAAGATGTCCAGATAGTTATCTATTGTCAACCAATGGCAATTTCATAAAAGGAGGTCAGAGATGCCAAGTCCAGATGAGAATAAAAAGGTCAATGAAGGGTTTTTTAGAATGCTCAATTCGGAGCCGAGGAATGGTGCGGGCGCCTTCTTGAATAATTATGAGGAGAGAATGAATGTTCAAATCGGCAGTCCTTTCCTCAAAGTTCTTCAGGAAGAAAAGGTGGAGGAAGATACATATTACAATCTTGTTTGCAGAATTGACAAACTTGAAAAGAAGATCAATAAAATAATGATCCATCTGGGCATCGATGACAAATCAGAAATTTTGGTTGTTGGAAAGGCAATGATAAATCCATATAAGATGAAAGGAGGTCAGTCATGAAATTTAGCGAGCAAGCAAAGGTCTGGTTGAAAGGATTTATCTCTGCGGTCATCTCAGGGTTGTCAGGTGGGGTAGGATGTTTAATCGCAGAGCCTACTACCTTTAATTTTACGGAGACCGGATTTATATCGCTGGCAAAGGTTTGCGGAGTGTCTGCATTGATAGGAGCTGCCAATTATATAAAGCAGTCGCCATTGCCATCCAGTAATTGTGGGCCTCCGCCTGCAATGCCTGATCCGGCGGCAGCTCCCGGGACACCGACAAAATGACGATAAAGGGAAAGGAGACCAGTCATGAAAAAGGATGAAATAATGTTAACGGCCTTTGCAGATAAATTGATGGCCAAATTTATGGAGTTGAATCCGGACGACAAGCCGATATCATGGTGTATAAAACTTATTAGCAACGATCAGGAATATAAGAATGCTGCATTGATGAGTCTTTCAAATGATGTTAGTCTTCTTTGTCTTCCTGAGAAGATCCACGATGTCATAACAAACGAAGCTGTCTTTGATTTCTTTGAAATGGAAGATAGTTGGTATTTATTCGCTCTCGTACAGAGCAAATTTGCATAAGGAGAATAATCATGTTAGGACTACCGCCTTATCTAAATCCGAAAAACATATTGCTGACTCTTCTGGGCATCGCACTGATCTCAACCGGATTCCTCTATCTTACCCAGAGGACGACCCTCGCGACAACGAAGGCCAATCTCGAAAGTTGCCAGAAAGACCTTTCTATCGAGAAGATTGATCTTGCCGATTGTGAAAAGAATGTCGCAGCTGTGAAGACCCAGTACGAGCAGGCAGAGCAGACCAATGCCAATACAAATACCGTGAGAGATAAAATATGGACGATTGTTAATAAACATACAGTCACGGCGCCCGGGCCTGCCCAAACAAATCCTCAAATAGTAACCGCTGCCCCTGCAGCCCAGCCAAAGGAGATGGTGATCGACAATGAAACACAGAAAAAACTTGATGATCTGTTTGCTGTTGCCAATAGTACTGTCGTTGCTTTTAATACAAGGGTGCGCGCATCGGCAGGAGTTGGTGGTTCCAAATGAGCCTGTAAAGTGCGGGGATCCCCTTGCTCCTCAGCTCATAGCAACGAAGCCCTGCATTCCATTGACGACAATGGAAGATTATCTTCAATGTCTTGTCGCCAATACTGGCATCCTCGCAAATGATCTCAATGAAATGAACGGATATACGGAGAAGCTCGAAGATGCAGTACGCTGCTACAAATCTTCAAACACAAAGTAGCACTATTCCGGAGATCATTGTCCGGCTCCCGATGCCGACTCCGAAGCAGCGGGATTTTATTTACAGTCCTGCCAAACGGAAAATAGTTAAAGCCGGAAGGCGAGGAGGCAAGACTGTTGGTGTCGGTATAATGGGGATCGAAGACTTTATGTCTAATTATAGGGTCTTGTATGCAGCGCCGACTCAGGAACAGATTGCGAGATTCTGGTTTACGGTTTGCAAGGCATTGGAAGAGCCCCTTGAAAAAGGATATCTCTACAAAAATGAATCGGATCACATTATTGAATGGGAAGATTGGATCCTCAAGAAATGGCAGGAACAGGGAATCGACCGATCTGAAAATAGGATACGGGCAAAGACAGCATGGAATGCAGATACCCTTCGAGGAGATTATGCAGACAAGCTGCTTCTCGATGAGTGGCAGTTAATGAATGAGGATGCATGGGGATATGTCGGAGCGCCCATGCTCATGGATACAAATGGAGATGTCGTTTTTATTTACACCCCTCCGAGTCTCCAATCAAGATCGGTAAGCAAAGCGCGGGATCCCCAGCATGCCGCAAAGCTCTTTAAAAAGATATCAGCGCTACAGAAGGTAAGGCCAGACAGATATGCTGCATTCCATTTTACATCTCGTGACAATCCTCATCTCAGTGAAGAGGCTCTAAACGAGATCGCAGATGATATGACATCTGAAGCTTATAGAATGGAAATTCTCGCAGAGGATCTTGATGAAGCGCTCGGCTCTCTCTGGAAGCGTGCGACAATCGAGAAGTATCGAATCCAGACATGGGATACAGAAAAGCTTCCCCGCGAGTATGAACTTATTATGGTTGGTGTCGATCCCTCTGCAACAAGTACGGGTGATGAGGCGGGGATAATTGCAGCAGGCAAGAAAGGGAAAGAAGGATTTACACTTAAAGATGCGTCTGTCCAAGGATCTCCTCTCACATGGGCAAAGGCCGCTGTTGCTTTGTACCACGATCTCAAGGCGAATAAGATCGTGGCAGAAGCTAACAATGGAGGAGAGATGGTTTCGACGGTTATTGCTCAGGTTGATCCCAATGTCCCCGTCACTCTTGTCCATGCGTCAAGAGGCAAGCAGACAAGGGCTGAACCTGTTTCTGCTCTTGCCGAGAAGGGGAAGGATCATCATGTAGGCAATTTCCCATATCTCGAAGATGAAATGTGTTTATGGGTGCCCGGAAGGCCATCTCCGAATAGGATGGATGCAAAGGTCTGGGCTTATACAGGACTTGGATTGGTCGGTACTGGCGGTACTGATTGGGAGGCAGTTGTCGGAGGAAATTAAAAATGCCAACAATTCAATTGAGTGATGCAAATGGAGTTAAATATTATTTTCAATGTACTCAGGGAGATGGATCTTTAGCCAACCCATTCATCCCAGATAGTGAAGATACTAATCTTGAATTTATGCTTCATATTCTGCTTGATCTGCTTTCAAACCCTGTCTGGTTAAATGCAGCTTTGAATGCTCTTCAAGTTTCTCAGGCGACAGCTGCAAACTTGAACTGCACGGCTTCAATCGCCGGCGCTCAAACCCTTGCGACCTTAACAAACGTGGCTCAACATGGAGCAGTTCCTGCGGATCCTCTTGTCCCCGGGATGATGGATGCCGCGTGGGGATCAGATATCAGAGCGATTTTGACATAGGAGGATAAAATGCCAATACTTGATAAGGTAAAACCAATAATAGATTACCCGCGTTGGAGACAACCTGCACCAACCCTTAACGCTCATGCTGCTGGATCTGCGATTTGTTTTGACAAGAGGAATGATAATAGCAGGCATCCCCTTCTATATCAACTTGTCTCCGCGGCGGTATTGAATGCCTATGATCCAAGACAGGACGGATGGTCATTCGTTGGCAACCCCGGCCTCTCTGCCTTTGGAGCTGGATCGTGTGCAGTATTTTGTCCTTCTCAGGGAGTCAGGGGAACACTGGGCAGCGGTTCGACGAGCACTTCAATTGTCGTTGGAAGTGTTCTTACTGCGGTTATCGCAGGGCAACTTACGGGAAATAGAATCCGCATGATCGGGAATAATAATGCGGGAAGTTGCGGGAGAATAGAAGAGAGAATGATAATTGGCAACTCTGCAGGAACAAGTCCTACAATTTATCTCGATAGTCCTCTTTCATATTCCTACATAAGTGGCGATGCATTTGAAATTCATTCGGGCAGGGTCTATATGTTGGGCACGACAGCTGGAGCAACCCAGTTGAGATATTATGATACGATTTATCAGACATTGACAAGTGCAGGCAATACCACCTTGACAATCGCGGTTGATTCTGAAATGGTTTGTCTCGATGAAGACTATGTCCCTTATGATAGAAAGCCTGGCGAGGGGTTGGTTGTTACATCTTCTTCTCCTGCAATCACTTACGATACTGGAGGGATCGTAAAGTATTGTTTACAGGCATCTGCGGTGGGAGTTGGAACAGTGACAGGATCTGCAGCGGGGGGAGACAATAATATTCTTGCAAATGAATATCGAAATTTCCAGATTAGGATTGTCGAAGATACGACAACTCCAACTGCTGTTGGACAAAGGGCTACAATCGCGTCTCATACGGCAGGAGCTGCTTCTCCTCTTATTGTTTATACTCTGGGCGCCAACTGGGGAGTGAGGCCTTCAAACAATGCCAAGTATGTCATCGAGAATCCGAATGTCATATTGCTCTTCGCTCAGGCTGCGGGCACAACAATTTATACTTATAATCCGACACCTGCGACAATCAATAATGGAACAAATACGATCACAACAGGAGCTTTCTCCACGCCCTATTTCGGAGTGAGGGGTTCGGCTGTTGGAGCAGGAACTTTTTATCTTCCATCATGGTCTCATGAGCCTGTTCTCAATGCAGACGGAACAAAACAATCTCGTCATAGTTTCATTTACTCTATCAGGGGAGGAGGCGGCACTCAGATTGATATGCTTGATATTGCCGGAGGTACGACAGGAGCCTGGACAAATGCTCTTGCATATATTGGTCAGCAGACAGCATTCAATACTGCTTCTTGTGGGAATATGGCTCCATTCGATCAGAATGGAATGTATGGATATTGTATTCTAAATGCAACAAATAATATGTATCGTTTTGATATCAAGAATAGAATCATGTGGCCATGGAAGCAGTTGCCTGTTCAGTCCGGAGCCGCGGCAGTGGGAGGAAGAGTTGAAATAATTCCATATATGACTACAGGAAATTCTCCGACAGACAAAGTGAGTCTGGTATTTGTAAACAGTCATCTTTCAACGGTCATGTATAGGGCGGAGGTAATATCATGAGGGCTGTAAGAAAAGCATTGGAAGTAGATGTCCAGATAGTTGCGTTTGCTTGTCTGATTCCTGTAAAGTCTCCAAATGGAGGCCCAGATAAATTGGAACAGGCAAATCCGGGAGACTATTTAATAACAAATTCTCAGGGAGAAAGTTATCCGATACGGGCAGACCTTTTTCTTGCCCAGTATGATATAGTGGAAGAATAATGAACGTTACTCAGGAAATATTGCTGAAACTTCTCAATCCGACTATTGCAAAAAAACAAGTCGCATCTGGAGGATTGTTAGTATCCGGACAAGCTCAGACAATTGAGAAGATGAAACAGATCGCATCTGGAGGCCTGACGATATCAGGGAGTCCGAGATATCTTTCAAAGATGGTCTGTTCTGCGACGGGAGGGATCAATGTCGGAGGGGCAGCGGGATTCCTTGCAAAATTGGCATGTTCTCCTTCTGGAGGACTCTTTATATCCGGACATGCTCTTGCGACTATACTTCAGGATTTTGTTGCTATCGGACAGGGAGGATTGCTTGTTTCCGGGCAGGCGAGTTATCGCTTAAAGCCTTCAGCCTTTAATTATATCGGATCCGGAGAGTTAGATATTGCCGGCATTTCTCAGATTGCATTCATATTGAAACAGATTACCGAAGGAGAGATTGATGTAAGCGGTCATGCTCTCTATGCCCATAATGTCGGCAAGATGAAATTTGGAGTTGTTGTTGATTGCCCATTTGCAAAAGCTCGTGTGATAACGATGACCGGCAGTGCAAGGGTGGTATCTCCGTCGGCAAAGGGAGAAACAATTGTAACTGAAGCGTCCTCGGAAGTGCTTGCTCCATCCGGGACAGCAAAAATATTAGATTAGGAGGGATTGAAAATGACATTACTTGCTCCCAATGTTGGTGATGCGCAACTTCTGGGAATCGCATTGAATAAGAATGCTCAGGAGAACCAGATATTGAAGCTATTTACAAATAATAAAGTCCCGGCAAAGGGAGATACCGCCGCCAACTATACAGAAGCTGCCGGCAATGGATATGCGGCAATCCCTCTCACCGGAGCAAACTGGTCGATTGCCCTTGCCGGATCCCCGTCTGTTGAAACGGCTTCATACGCGATGCAGGAATTTGATTTCACCGGGGCGCTCGGAAATGTCTACGGCTATTTTATTGTCGGAGCGATCTCCGGGATACTTCTCTGGGCGGAAGCTTTTACCGGTGGTCCTTTTAATGTAACCGGATCCCAGACACCGATCCAAGTAACACCGCAGATCACATTGAATTGAGGTGAACCATGAGCAGCACACAGCTTCTACCAAATGCGAGAGAGCAGAGCAGTTATGGGATCGAGGTTTCGAGTTTTGATTCGGCGGGAAATCCCTGCATCCCAAAGACGATGAATTGGTCTCTCATGGATAAACAAAAGAATATCATCAACAGCCGACAGAATGTTCCTATCATCCCCACAGGTGTCTTCACGATCATAACTCTTGAAGGGGATGATCTCCAGATCGTAGATCCTACGATGATTGTAGAGAATCGGGTTCTTGTTGTACAGGGAACAAATGATGATATCACGCTTGGCCAGGATTCTCCCTTTGAATATAGTTTCTTATTTGATGTGGAAAGCATGGTGACATAATGCAAGAGAGCTGGACTCCCCGTCGGGCAAAATCGACCTCTTGTATTTGTCCTCGTTGTATGGTCAAACATAGGATGAAATTGTTTTGGACGGGTGAATTGCCAGCTCGCAAGTTTTGCAATAGTTGTAATCAGATCGCGGAGAGAGATTATACTCCAGATTCTCTTTCAATCAGCCCAGATATACTGGAGGTTATGAATGCTTCTTTATGATTTCTTGAAAGGTCTTCCCGGAAGCAGATATTTGAAAACCAGAGATGCTGGTTTCAAGGAGGAAGAGCATCCTCGTGGACAGCCGAATAATCCCGGGCAATTTGTTGAAGGGGGAGGATCGAGTTCATCCGGATCCGAGGAGTCTGAATCAAAGAAGGAAGAATCACAGTCACAGGAGAAGAGTAACGAAGAGAAACTGAAAGAGGCGAGAAAGGCTCACAAGGAAGCGCGGGAGAAAAATGATTTTGATGAAATGGTAAAACATCGAAAGACCATAAATGAACTCGAAAAAGTATTGGCTCCTCCTCCTACAGAGATCGGCAAGACGACATGGGAAGAACAGGCAAAGAGACAGGTCGCGAATAGATATATCAAGGCCAACTTCAATATTAATAGTGTCTCTGGATCAATCGAGCAGGTCAATGCAACTGGCAGTCATTTATCGAAGCTTTGTAATCAATTCCCGGAAGTGCATTTCCAGTTAAAGAAACATCGTATGAGTTTTATTAAGTATCAGGGAGAGAATGAAGTTCTTAAATCGAGATATGGACATGAAATGGGAAGAAGATCTCGGGGAGTTTATGAGGACAAAACGGGAGATGGTGCAATGCCTGCAATTACAATGAAGGCTTTGAAAAGAAGAGATGCACTTAAATTTGATACAGATGCTGGCAAGGTTGGATATGTTTTTGGCTCGGAGAATAATGGGCACAGCGATGGAGATGTTTTGAATCATGAATTAGGCCACCACATGATGTTTTGCATAGGTAAAAAAGCCCGAAGAGAATGGTATGATGTTTGTGAAAAAATGGGAGGGTCTATTGCTCTGGAAAAGACAGTTTCAAAGTATGCTGGAACAATAATAAAAGCAACTCCAATGGGAGTTGATAGAAATCCGGAAGATTGGTATCAGGAAGGATTTGCAGAGAGTTTCGCAAAATTTACAAATCCTAATTATAAGAAAGGCAATCTGCCTCAATCAATTGAAAATTATATGACCAAGTATTTTAAAAAGGACAAATCATGATCGGAGAACCGAATTGTTATAAGCGTAAATGCAAATGGCTAAGAGGAGTGATTCAACCAGAGGGGACAGAAAAAGATGAGTCTCCGTCTTGTAAAGCTTTCCCAGAGGGGATCCCCGACGAGATAGCATACGGAGATAATAAACATTTGGCTCCGATCAAAGGACAGAAAAACGACATTGTCTACGAGAAGGAGAAGTAAATGCTTCTCTATGATTTCCTAAAAGGATTGAAGGGCAGCAAGTATCTCAAGACAAGAGATGCGATGTCGATTCCCTTCACTCCCGAGCATTTTAGTGAAGAGTGGAAAGCAGATCAGAAGAAGGTTTTGAAAGAGACTTATCCAGATTTGAGTGAGGATGACTCCCTTCACGAGATCAACTTTCAAGGACTGACGATCTCGATAGAGAATCCGGAGGGATCAACCCGGGAAGGCACGAAGCCTGACGGCTCTCCATGGCAGACAAAATTCTTTCATCCATATGGCTTTATAAAACATACATTAGGAGTTGATGGGGATGAGGTTGATTGTTTCATCGGCCCGAATCCGACATCACAGAATGTTTATATCATCCATCAGAGGATTAATGGAAAGTATGATGAAGATAAGGTCATGCTGGGCTTCGATGATGAGGAGCATGCAAGAGATGCCTATTTGGCGCACTATGACACCCAGCAGAGGTTAGGCCCTATTACATTCATGCCGTTCAGCCAATTCAAGGAAGTTCTTGAAGAGAAGGGCAAAGCAGGAATCAAACTAAAAGAGGATTAATCAATGTCAAAAAAGAAGACAAAAGATTCAACGCCGGATTTCAAGAGAGATTTTGTTGAACCAATAAGAAGAGCAGCAGACAATATCGGAGGAGTATTGCCTCCACAACTTGTCTCTTCAGCTCTCCCTCTCTTGCAGCCTTATCCTGTAATTACTCAACCTCCGGTCTGGAGAAAAAGATATGGTGTAGATGATTCTGTCCCCAAAGATGCGACATTGAAACAATCATCGATGGCAACAGACAGCTTCGCAAATTTTACTGCTCGTCTGGGGATCCAGGCCAGCAATATATCTTCTACGGCAGGATATGCACTCGGACCTTTCATCACGAGAAACAGAATCGCTCTTGAAGCAGCTTATCGTGATAGTTGGGTTGTCGGGAAGGCGATTGATTGCATCGCCGAAGACATGACTCAAGCTGGGATTTCGATGCATTCCAAATTGAAACCAGCGGAGATCAAAGATATGCAAGTTGCTATCAGCGAATTCAAGATATGGCATGATCTGGGAATGGCGATCAAGTGGGCAAGACTTTATGGAGGTTGTCTTGCTGTCATGATGATAGACGGACATAATTATGAAGCTCCTCTCGACATTACAAGAGTCGGGAAAGATAAATTCAAGGGGCTTGTTGTCCTTGATAGATGGATGGTTCAACCCAGTATGGGAGAGTTAATAACCGATCTGGGAACGGATATTGGCATGCCGAAATTCTATCAGGCGATGCCGGGGGTCTCTACTTTCCCATCAAAGAAGATCCACCATACACGCTGTCTCCGATTTGACGGGATCGAGCTTCCTTATTATCAGAAATTGTTTGAAAATCTCTGGGGATTGTCTGTCGTCGAAAGATGCCTCGATCGTCTTCTGGCCTTCGATTCTGCAACTCAGGGTGCTGCCCAGTTGTTGTATAAATCTCATCTCCGGGTTATCAGGGTGAAGGATTTTCGTCTTGCCCTTGCTGCAGGTGGCAATCAGGAAGAGGCCATGATGAAGATGTTCATGTATATCCGGTCAATGCAGACAAATGAAGGATTGACAGTCCTTGATGCTGAAGACGAATTTGCGACTCATTCATATACCTTTGCAGGTGTGTCGGATGCCCTCCAGCAGTTCGGCCAGCAGATCGCCGGTTCTATTGATACTCCTCTCGTCAGGTTATTTGGACAGAGTCCTGCCGGATTCAGTACGGGAGATACCGACATAAGAAACTATTATGACGGGATTAAGAAGAGACAGGAGAACGATCTCCGTCCCCGGCTTGATCCATTGCTTGCAGTCATAGCGATGTCGAGGTTAGGCCATGCCCTCCCCGATGACTTTGAATTCAAGTTTATCCCATTATGGCAAATGTCTGAGAATGAAAAATCAGAGATTGCAGGCAAGGTTGTTGATACGGTTGTCAAGGCAAAGGATGCCGGGTTAATCCCTCTGCATACCGCGATGAAAGAGTTGCAGGAATCTTCCCGGATAACTGGAGTATTTACAAATATAACCGATGAGGATATTGAAGAAGCCGAGAATAATCCTCCTGAAGCTCCGATGCCGGGAGCACCCGGTGCTGAGGGCGGGCCAGAAGGAGGAGAGAAGAAGCCAGATGAAACAAAAGGAGCCGAAAAGCCAAATGAGAGACTCGGAGCTGCGGATCCCGATGTTGAAAAGGAGAAGATTCCTGAAAAAGAAACTCAAGATGTCGGGAGATCATCTGTTAGAGATATTTTTAATATTTGGAGAGAGAAGAGAAGGAAGATATTAAATTCTCTTGATACGATTTTTAAAGAGGAAGAACATCCCAGAGGATCAGGGGAGAAAGGCGGGCAGTTTGTCAGCAAGGGGGAAGGTGGAACATCGGGAAAGAAGGAAGGAGAAGGTAAAGAATCTAAAGCGGGAACACAGACAGTCAAGCGCACTAAGTCTACCCAGTCTTTTGAAGAGACGAAACGGGATAAAGAAGGCAAGGTCGTATTGTCATCGGGCAAGCCTCTTCCAAAGCATATGGTTAATACCTATATAGCACCGGCGTGGGAAAATGTCCTTATTAATCCCGATCCCAAAGGAGACTTGTGGGCTGTTGGTCATAACAAGGAAGGTAAAATTGTTGGCTGGGTCTATAGTGATGAGCATAATAGTGGGAAGGACATTGCTAAGGATAGTATGTACCAAGAGCTGAGAAAGCAATATACGTCTATCGTTCAACAGCTCAATAACGATTATAAGGATAAGGATAAAAAGGAGTCAGCTTTCGTTACAAAGATAATAGCTAACACTGGTGCAAGGATAGGCAGTCAGAAAGAAGCTATCGGCATAAAGGGGATAAAAACTTACGGCGCATCGACGCTAGAAGCGAGACATATAGTTGCTGAGAAAGACGGTACGGTTAAATTAGATTTTATTGGTAAAGACGCCAAGCGTAATATCTACACTGTTACAGATAAGAAGGTTGCCGATGAGTTGAAGAGTTTGGTAGCAGGTAAGAAGCCTGCGGATAATTTATTTGCTGCCAATTATAATATGTGTCTTAATTATGTCAAGTCTCTTGATGGTGGAGGATTTACTCCTAAGAGTTTTAGGCTTAAGATAGCGACGGACTTAGCATTGCAAACAATGAAGACAATGGGAGCGCCAACAGATCCAAAAGATTATAAGAAGAAGGTTTTGGCGGTTGCCAAAACAGTAGCCGAACAATTAAATAATACTCCAGCAATAGCTTTGAAGCAGTATATAGTCGCAAGTATATGGACTGACTGGAAGACTAAAGCCGGAGTCGGGGTATAAGGAGGCGTTATGGAAGATTATCCAGAGACACAATACGGAAATATTAGAACAGATAAATTTGATTGGCGCAAGTATAGTAACGATACGGATGACGATGTTGATGAACCTGCGTCTGCTATGCTAATTAAAATGTTGGGGTTCAATCCCGACGAGGACGAAGAGGAATAATGTACACCCTCCCATACAGAACGACAGAAGCTCCCAAAGATGAGAAGGCCTATAAAAAAGCGGTTCTCAAGGTTGCAAAAGAGGTCGCAGCCAAACTCGGCAATACTCCTGCAGTTGCTCTGAAGGCCTATATTAGTCCTGTAGTTTTTGCGCAATGGAGGACAAAGTAATGTTGCTCACCGATATGAGGATAAGGAAGGGAAGATTCATACAAAAAGATGCTGAAGAGGTTTACAAAGGAATCGGCTCTTTATTGGGAGAAGCAGGTCATGTTGAATCTGGATTAATCGAATTATTCGCCGATAACAAAAAAGTGAAAGATAGCGAGATTCATAAAATGGCTGAACAACTGGGTTGGGAGGCTGATAAATTGGAAGAGATGGTTTATTCCCTCCTTCAGTCATTCCTTTCTCAGGGCAAGTTTATGAAGGAGGGGCAGGGCAAACAATTCGATGATAAAGAAGTTGAGATGGGAAAGAAAGTCGAGCTTGAACATACAAACAATCCCATTCTCTCATTGAGAATAACATTGGATCATTTAACAGAGATACCAGACTACTATACTCGATTGGCGCAGATGGAGAAAGAAGGGAAGGCGGCAATGAAGGGAGGACAAGAATAATGGCAGACCTGATTCAAGACTTACCGGAAGCTCCTTTTCAAAAGTCAAAGGCGATCCAGGAGGAGTATGCCCGTGCTCTGAGAGGGGTATCCAGACAAGTTGGAAATTTAATTAAAGGTTACAACCCGACCGATCCTCTTTCAGCAGAGAGGTTAAGGAAAGCGCTGAGAGCTTATTCAGAACTTATTGGGCCATGGGCAGAGACAATCAGCAAAAGGATCCTTGTGGCTGTCAACAATCAAGATTACAATGCTTGGAGGCAGCATAGCCGGGAAATGTCCCTCAAGATGAGGCAAGAGATATTGTCGTCAAATGTGGGCGAGACCTTTCAAAGACTCATGAGGGAGAATGTCGAACTCATCAAATCGATACCTTTGAAGGCTGCAGAGAGAGTCCATGAATTGGTCACAGAGAATCTTATGCAGAGCGCCCGGGCAGATGAGATATCACAGAAGATAATGGAGTCCGAGAAGGTATCCAAAGTGGTCGCAACCCGGATTGCCCGGACAGAGATTGCAAGAGCATCGAGTACTTTGCTTCAATCAAGGGCTTTGTCTATTGGGAGTACGGGCTACATTTGGAAGACCTCTAAAGATTTGTTAGTTAGGAAATCACACAAGATAATGGAAGGCAAATTTATTAAGTGGAATGATCCGCCAAAACTAAGTGATGGTACGATAACCCATGCCGGGCAAATTTACAATTGCAGATGCTGGCCGGATGTTCAAATTCCTGAAGGAAATTATTCATGAAATATGAACTTTATAATTTAATCTTTCTGAATGGGAAAAGATACATTGGAATTTCTCAGGATTCAAAGAAAAGATTTGTAACCCATAAAGCGCTTGCGAGAAGTGGATATCCTCAAGCTGTTTATAGAGCAATTAGAAAATATGGAGATAATTCAGTCAAACTTAAAATTTTGGCTGTTGGAGAAAAGGATTATATTCTTGAAATGGAAAAGAAAGCTATTTTTATTTTTAAAACAATGAATAAGAAGTTTGGGTATAATATGTCTCCCGGAGGAGAAATAAGTCCTGTTGCTGGCATTGGTCATTCGAAGAAGAGTAAAAGAAAAATGAGCATCTCTCAAAAAAATAGAATTCATACTCCAGAAGAAATTGCTAAGATGGCTGCTTCTTTAAAGGGAAGAGTTTTTTCAGAAGAACATAAAGAGAAGTTAAGCTTTGCCGCCTCCAAAAGAAAGATCCCAGAACAGATAAGAACAAAAATAAGTGCTTCTTTAAAAGGAAATATCCCGTGGAATAAAGGGATCCCTCGTTCTAATGAAGTTAAAAGAAGAATATCTGATTCTTTAAAAGGACATTCAGCGACGATTGGTTTTACTGGCAGAAAACATTCTGAAGAAACAAAACAGAGAATGAGAGAATCTCATTTGAAAAGGGTTGCGTAAATAGGAGGGAGTGAAATGTTGCTCAGTGATTTTTTATCCAAAGGCGTCAAGAACGGGATGTATGCAAAGACAAAAGAGGGGAAGGCTTTTGCCCGGGATGCCTCAATATTAAAATCAAATAAAGACTCCGACATCATAATCAATATTAATGTTGGAGAAGGAGATCAGCCCGGGCCAGAGATCATAGCGGCAGAGAATGTTGAAATCCCCGCAGAGACACCGACCAATACAGAGGGCACAGAGTATAAGGGATATACAATCAAGCAAGAGAATGATGGCAGATTTCTTATCTACTCGATTGGCGGTGCACTGATAACCGAAGCGGCTTCCCTTGAGCTTGCCATGAATATCATTAATGGAATGGCGATAGATGGAGAATAAAATATGAGCCAGCAAGTTCTACCTCCCGATCCTACAAGGGCGCAGATATATCAGAACTCAAATTTCATAGCAACGAAGGTCTTGCTCCCCGATGGATCGGTTGTTGATGGTCTTCCCGTTGATGTTCAGGGGAGTATAATCAATCTTAGTGATCTTGTTCCCTATCCCAAAGATGAGGCTGATTGCAGTTATGATGTGAATATGAATTTGTCACAGGTAGACTTTTATTATCAGGGAGTAAAAGTGGCAACACTTGTATTGAGTTATGTGTCTGCCGGATCCCCGGTTTCATATTATATTTCTAAGATCAAGAGGACATTTCCATAATGGGAAAATTTATCTTCAACCCTTTTACTTGCAATCTCGACTATACAGAAACTGGTGGAGGAGGCGGAACTCCCGGTCCTCCTGGCCAAGGTGTCCCAGTTGGTGGGTCTCCTAATCAAGTTTTAGCTAAGAAAACTGCTGCCGATTATGATACTCAATGGCAAGACCAATCTGGTGGCGGGATAACTGTTCAGCAAGCAATCATGTATTCATTAATAGGTGGATAAATGTTAGCATTAAATAATGGAGATATAATCCAAGGAGATGCTACCAATGCAAATCAGGTAGATTATTCCTTTTATGGATATAAAAATAGCGTATTGACAGCTCTCGCAAATGGGCAGCTCCCAGCGGTCAAGGGGATTCTTTATACAGCGGCTTCTGCTGATGCTGTTTTATCTATCGTCCTTGTTAATACAGGCGCAATGGTAAACAATATCAATCTTTATTATCTTCCAGCGTCTTCTCCTCAAACTTCAAGAAGGCTTATTGCCCAGAACTTACAGCTGCCGGCTGGATATTCTTTGCATTTTGATGGGCACACTGTAACAGTTCTTAGCAATACTGGAGCTGTTGTTTATGTAGGTGCAACAGGTCAGGGATTTAATTGGCGTGGTGCATGGGTCTCGGGCAATAATTATGCAGCTTACGATGTATTGACTAATGCCGGGAATAGTTATCAGTGTATTCTTGCAATAAATAATTCAATTACAGTTCCGGGATCAGATCCAACTCACTTCTCATTGTTTGTTTCAATAGGCAGCACAGGGTCTCCTGGTTCTGTCTGGTATAATAGTATTGGTGTTCCAAGTGGAGCAACAGGAATTCTTGGCGATTATGATTTGAATGTTGTGAATGGAGATGTTTACCAGAAGCAGGGCAGTTCTCCATCTTGGACTCTTGTAGGAAATATAAGAGGTCTTCAAGGCATTCAAGGTCCCGCCGGAAATATCCCAAATGTGATAGCAACAGGAACTTCCGACGCAATCATAGTAACATACACACCTCCAATCGTCCTTACAGATTTAATGATAGTTGCTTTTAGAGCAACAGCTAAGAATCTAACCACATCTCCATCCTTCACTCCTAATGGTTTAGCAACGCTGCCTCTTAATAAGTACGGTGGTCAATCTGTAGCAATAGGTGATATACCAGCCGCCGGAGCAGATTGTATAGTTCAGTATAATGCAACTTCTCCAGCTTTTTGGGATTTGTTGAATCCAGCAAGTGTAGGTCTCACCCCCGCCACCGCCGCACAGATTATCGCAGGGTCTCCGGCAGGGGTGTATATTGCACCTGATCAGTTGAATCTGGCTAATATTGTCTTAGCTCCACAGATCAGACCTATTTCTGCTACTGTTGGGGCAAATGCTCTGACTATCAACCTTGCGAATACTGCACTTGATTTCCGATCCGCTACACTCACAAGCGGAACAATCACTTCGGCGATAGCAACAGGTGCATTATCCATAGTAGTTCCATCTACTGCAACTCTTGGAACTATCAACGCTGTTCAGGCAATGCTTGCCGTATTGGTGGCGTATAACGCAGGGACTCCTATTCTTTGCATTGTTAATATGGCAGGGGGAGTAAATCTTGATGAAACAACCGTCATCAGTCCAACGACAATAGATACGGGAGCTGACTTGGCAAGCATAATCTATTCTGCTTCGGCTTGTGGGGCGAGCACACCTTTCAGAGTTGTCGGCTATATCCTTATTACGGAGGGCACGGCAGGGACATGGGCAACTGCCCCATCTTTAATTCAAGGTGTAGGTGGTCAAGCCTTCGTTAATCAGCAGACACTTGGCATGGGGCAAACATATGTAAATTACACAAGTTCTGGAAGGACATTAGGCACTACTTATTATAACACAACAAGTAAACCTATCGCTGTTGATGTAAGCACATATAAGGTAGTCGGGAATGACACATTAGTGGGGTACGTTGCTGGACAGCCTATAGCCAACACCCTATGTGTTGCTAATAACCAAGGAAACATTTATTTCATCGTTCCTCCGGGAATGTCTTATGAAGTTACAGGGACAACTATAAATTCATGGTGGGAGCTTCGATAAGGAGGTTTGCATGTACTATCAAGATACTACAGGAAATATACATTTTCTAAGTGACGAGGACATAGCAAGAGGTGGTGAGAAATTATTGCCTCAAAATTGTGTGCAGATAACCGATGAACAAGCGGCAGCGATTCAGGCGGCTATCCCGCAACCCGCACCGCCGCCGCCCCCAGACCTGCTCGGCGACATTGCATCCTGGATAGCGACACAGGCTAATCCGCCACAGTCGGTGGTAGACGTGGTGGCGATGAAGATGGCCGTGAATAAGGTAAAGACATGAGCAGATTATCCCCAGAGAGAAAGCAAGAAGTTATCGATTCATTTCATAAAGGAAATGGATTGAAGAGGACTGCCAGGCTTTGCAATGTCAATAGAGATACCGTTAAGTTGATCTATCGCAATTTGAAAGAAGCGACGGGCAAAGATATAATATGTCCATGTGGTAGACCAGTCACTCATCAAGGATGGTGTGCTCATAGATATGAATCAGCCGGACGGACAAAGAAGGTAAGAATCCGTAAACCATATATCAGTGTACAGAGGGAAAAACTAAAGGGTCTTGGAGATGGATTCAAGAGAGACAATCGTGAGAGCTGGATCAAATATATGTTGGCGAACCCTTATTATTTTGAAGAGACCTTTGGCATTGTATGGTCTTATGAAAATGTTCATACAATAGCTGACGAACAATTCTCCAAAATGAAGTGTCAATGCTGCGGGCAAGTATTTGAGATCATACGATGCATGCCCATAAATGAATACGATCTTTTTGCCGAAGGATTTGAAGATTCCAGAGAGGCTATTCACTAATGGCTGACGAAGACAAGATCAAGGAAAAGAAGAAAAGAGTCTTTAATTTTTTGAAGTCGGAAGGGCTCTTACAAGATAAAAGGGCTGGGACTCTTCTTATACACTACAACGACGGAGGGGTGACGAAGATCGCAGATCATAGGGATATCCTAAAATAATAAATTTACAGACGAGGGAAATTCGTTTATATAGATAGGAGAAGTATTTTTTGATTTGACACTTTTGATTGATTAGACAAATTCATTCAACAGAAAGGATGCTCCAGATGAGATGATTATCTTTTAAAACCGGATAGTTCATACCCTTTTGATCTCACAAGGATCTATGAAACCCGCAGAACTCGATCTATAACACCTGTCACCAGCAGGTAATGATCGGCTGCGGGTTTTTATTTTGGAGGAAAGACAATGTTATCATCGGAAGTAAACATAGTCAATGGAAGAGTGGTCTCGACGAGAGATGCTGGCATCTCATTTTCGATAGTTGAAGGTATTATTAAACATCATGCTCAATATGAGTGGAAAAGAAATATTACCACTTCTGAAGCTAAAAAGATATATGAAAATGTTTCACCCTTCACTGAAGAAAATGTCGTCGCATATCTTAAACGCCATTATTATGAAAAAGACACCGCCGACAAATCCATTTCCTGCCCGGAATGCCAAACGCTTCTTTCAACATTGAAGCATGGGGAGATCAACAATCACATCGACGATCATATCCGCAATCTTTATAACAAGGCAGCACTCGGAGATAAGGTTACCCAGAAGATCATCAATCTGGAGAGGGCTCGCAAGAATTCGATTTATGATTCGACGGCTACAGAGGGCAAGTTTTATGTCAAGAAAATAGAGGGAACCAGTCTGTACGGTGTTTTTGAGGAAGGTCGTCCCAATCCCTTAATTCGCTTAGAGAACAAAGAAGAAGCTGAACGAAAAGCCAAAAGGATGAGAGAAGTGAGAAGAGATTCCAGAGATGCTCCCCGCTGCCAGACAAAAGATATCGGCTTTGGAGGGAAGGGTTATCAATGCAGTATCTGCGGAGCGACAGATAGTGTCGCCGGGCATATCAAGCATGTCAAAGATGATGTTCTATATAGTGAGGGCAAGACGAAAATAAGCAAACATGAAGATGGGAAATATACAGTCGTTAAGGAAGGCAAGTATGTCGGAGAGTATTCTTCTTACGAAGAAGCATTGAAGCATGTCAAGGATGCAGGAGTAATTGGGATAGGTTCTCAAGTGAGAGTGAATGCAGGACATCACAAAAATGAATTGGCAAAGATTATTTCCATGGGAGAAGACGGGAACAATTATAGAGTAGAATTTCCCAATGGGGTTAAAGCCATAGTTTTTCCGATGGATATTACATTGGCCAATGATGCCAAAGATGATGAAGAAGATGTTTTCACAGAGGATCCCCTGACAGGAGGATCAAGTGAAGAAGCAATTTCTCATAATATAGCTGAAATGGTTAAAGCTGGTCATCCTCAGAAACAGGCAATAGCCGCAGCAATGAAAAAAGCGGGGAAGAGCAATCAGAGTTAGTTAAGGAGACTTATGAAAAGATTTCCATCTGAATTTTCCAGTTTTTGTTTTCCAATGGATTTCATCATGACAATTAGGACAAAGAATCTGAAGATTTGTCCTAATATTATTTTCATGATTCATATCTTTGTGATGTCTTTCAAGGATGTCAGGAATTTTATTATATCCACATTTTTCGCATTTTTTAAACTCTTTTCTATTAATGGTTTCAGAAGGTCTCGTTTTGTATTGATGATTTCTGTAACGATAATTAGCTCCACATTCGCGAGAGCAATGCTTTCTCTTTTTGTAGGGAGAATGAAGGAATGTTTTGCCACATTGCAGGCAGGCACTTTCTACTTGTTTCTTTTTTGTCCAGATCGATTTGCATTTATGAGAACAAGTTTTTCGAGGATTTGCAGAAGGAACAGTTTTAAATTCTTTGTCGCAAACAGGACATTTAATAAAGAATGCGGTTTTGATAATTCCTTTGGCCCAACCAAAAGTAGATTTTGCACATTTTGCAGAGCAATGTTGAGAGCTTTTTCTAAATACTTTTCCACAAGTAGGGCATTTCTTTTCAAACACTTTTCTTTTCTTGAATCCAGCACATTTTTTGGAGCAGCAAGTTCTTTCTGGATGTTTGTTGGCCAGAAAATTTTTCGAACAAATAGGGCATGTTTTGATTTTATCCATGCCCCTTTATATCATATAGCTTAGAAGATATCAAGGATTAACGATGCCCGATAAATTTCGGTTTTATATTGAAGAGCAGCTCTCTGAGAATATTGGTAGGACTCCAGAGGGGTTTCTAATTTGCAAGGATGTCCCGATCACGAGGATCGGAGAGTTCCTTTATAAGGAATCTGAAGTCCCTGTTCAAGCAGGGGCAGATGGTCTTGTTCGTATACAAAGAGACGAGCCCGATGTTTTTGCAGAAGATACAATCAAATCGTTTGAAGGGAAGCCGGTTACAATCGATCATCCCGATCAGGCGGTTACTCCTGACAATTGGTCTGATCTTGCAGTAGGGCATGCGAGCAATGTCCGTCGGGGAGATGGAGTCCAGGCCGATTTGCTTTTGGCTGATCTTACGATCACGACAGCAAAGGCAATAGAGCTTATTGAGGCAGGGTTGAGGGAAATTAGTTGTGGATATGATGCCAACTATGAACAGATCAGTGAGGGTTATGGTCGGCAGAAGGACATAGTGGGAAATCATGTGGCTCTCGTTATGAAAGGGAGAGCAGGGGCAAGGTGTGCAATCGCAGATAAGGAATGTACCAACTGCGGAACTTGTAATTGTCAAAACAAAAATGTGGGTAAGGAGGTAGATATGAAGAAATCTGTAGTGGACAAGCTCAAGAGCATCAAGCGTTTTCTCGATAGTATCAAGGATGCTGATCTTGAGGAGACTGAGGAAGAGAAGAAGAAAAAGGCAAAAGATGCCGAAGAGCTTCCGAAGAAACTTCAGGATATCAAGGACAAGCATGCATCATGGTACAAAGATGTCGAATCCGGGAAACTGGATGTCTCTAAACTTCCTATTGAGCTGAAAGAAATTAAAGATGAAGTCGAAGGCTCAAGCAAGAAAGATGAAAAAGAGACAGAGAGGGCCAAAGAAGCCAAGGATGCCGATGAGGAACAGAAGAAGAAGGATGAGGAAGCCGCAAAGATCAAGGCGTCAGACAAGAAGTTCAGAGATCAGGAAGGAAAGATCACTGGGCTTGTCGGGAAGGTTAAGGAGCTTGTCGGCCTCATGGAAGAGCTGGCTGAGAATGACGATGAGGCGGAGGAAGCTCTGGACAAGAAAATGAGAGATGCCGAAGAGGCGGAGAAGGAGAAAGAGGAAGAGAAGGCTTTTTCCGAGAAGAAAAAGGCAGAGGATGCCTGGCCCGATTTGGTTCATCGCGTTGAAGTTCTCAATCCCGGCATGCGGATTCAAGTTCCTACAAAGGATCATGCGAAGATCATCCGGCAGATCAAGCTCAACGCTCTCAAAGGCGCCTACACAAGAGATGAAGACAAACCGACAATCGAAATCTTTGTCAAGGGCGGCCTCGTCGATAAACTCACAAATGACGGATTGGATGCAGCTTTCATCGGTGCTTCCGAGTTGATAGCGAGGGGCAGAAATGGCGGGATTCAGAGATCGTCAATGGCCACCCAGGATTTTGCAGCGGCAAATACGGTCAGAGCAATCAACGAGAAGAATAAGGCTTTTTACGCGGCGAAGACTAAAGTCGCGTAGTTAGATCAACAAAAAATTAAACTTCTATTGAAGGAGGAATGAGATTATGGAACTTTTCAAAAAGTACAAAATGTTTTTCATGGTTGCGTTTATTCTTCTGATGACCGCAATCCTTTATCTGGTCACAGGGGATATCAGCCCTGTCCTTGCTTCTCCGGTTGTTATCGGATTGGCTTATAGCAACACTTTCCTTTACAGAATGCCCTCAGGAATCGCCGGCGATCTCACCCGTAAGGAATGGGCGGTTGTCGAGTCGGGGATCTATGATTCAAATTATCCGTGTTTACTTTATGGGATTCTCATCAAGTATGTCTCTGGTAAAGTCCGGCCGATAGCTGCCGCAGATGTTATTGCATCTGTTCAGCAGGGATTTTTGGTTAGGACTTACCCTCTGCAAGATCCGATGGGCACGACACAGGCTGCTGAAGCTCCCGGTGGCAGTATTGCTCCTAATTTGACACTTGCCGCAAGCATTCTCAAGAGTGGATATATGACTGTCCAGCTTGGCAATACAGGCGGTACCGTATATCAGGGACTTACCGCTTATGCAAACATCGCAAAGGGCGATCAGGTTTATTGCAGGAAGACCGTAAATGGAGCAGGTCTTGCCGGAGATTTGGAAGCAGGATCGGTTACAGGCAATGAAGCAATCACCAACTGCTTCTTCCTCGGCCCGGCAGATTCAAACGGAAATACTGAGATCGCTTTTAACGTTTAATTAATTAACCCATCAAATAAGTATTGAAGGAGGATACGAGTATGACTTACGATAAGATGACAATTGACTCAACCGGCGCCTTTCTTGTCGGAGAGCTTGAGAGATTGGATCAGAAACTTCATGAACCCCTTGTTGCCGTGACATGGGGGCGTGATATTGATTTGAGAGAAGATGTTTCGATAGCGGATGAAGCATCGAGTTACACAAACAGTACCTTCGCGGCAGTGGGCGGTATTTCACCGAAGGGCAAGAACTTCATTGGCAAGAATGCCAATGCGATCCCGGGCATCGGGCTCGATATCGGGAAAACGGTCAGTCCCTTGTATTTGTGGGGAACTGAGATTTCCTATTCGATCCCCGAATTGCTTTCCGCCCAGCAGCTCAGCCGTCCTGTCGACGAACAGAAGTTTGCCGGTATGCAGTTGAAGTGGCAGATGGATATTGACGAGATGGTGTACATCGGCGATACCGATTTTGTCAAATATGGTTTGATTAACTCCACAGCAGTAAGTGGTGGTTTTGTCGCGGCAGGTGCTGCTCTGTCTACGACATGGGTAAAAAAGACCCCTGCAGAGATTCTCTACGATGTCAATGCCCTGTTGAACTCCTGCTGGCAGGCAGCGGGCTTTGCAGTATGCCCGAGCAAGCTGCTTCTGCCTCCGGCTCAGTTCTCTTATATTACTTCGCAGGTTGTGTCTACTGCCGGTAATATTTCGATTCTGAAATTCCTTGCAGAGAACTGCATTTCCAACTCGGTCAACGGCAGGCCTCTCGACATTCAGCCCCTCAAGTGGGCAACTGGTCGTGGCGTCGCCGCAGGATCTCCCCTGACTGCAACTGATCGTATGGTCTGCTATACACAGGACAAGATCAGGGTTAGATTCCCGTTGGTGCCTCTGCAGAGAACTCCTCTGGAATATCGGTCGATCTATCACTTGACGACTTATTTCGGCCGCCTTGGAGTCCTCGAAGTGGTGTATCCAGAAACTTTGTATTTTGGCGACGGCATTTAACAAGTAAGCAGTACGCTGCTGAATAGCATAATTAAAAGGAGAAATAATTATGTCCCCGCGAGTTACATTAAAAAGATCATTTGATTTTGAGTTCGGATCAGGGAAGCCCCCGACACCTGCCGGGAATCATTCCTTTACCGAAGAACAGATGAAACATATAGCAGTACCGGGACTCATAGCTGCCGGAGATTTGGTTATTGAAGACCCTTCGGCAGCTCCCAAACCATTAGTTTATCCAGGCCCAGTCCCGGGATCTCAAGGCAACTTGATGAATTATGAATCGAGGAGGATTCTTTTCAAGGAAGGCGGCGGGACGGAAGTAATTGTTGATAAGACAGAGAATCTTCTTGCCAAGAAAGAACTTGCATCGGCTCCCATTCCCCCTGCAGTTGCGGGAACGGAAGGTCCTACAAAACCGGATTTCAAGAGAGATTTTGAGGAGCCGATCAATGAAGATATCACTGATAAAAAAGAAGAAAAGATTGTTGTTGATCCTGCCTCTCAAAATGGCCAAACTTCTCTCAAAAAGGAAGTTGGCGAAAAGGTCGAAGATGGATCTGCGCCCGCGGCCACCTCTGTTGAGGAATCTGGCCTTCAAAATGTTGAAGGGGATGCAACTGAAGGTAAGGGAGATGAGACAGATAAAACTGGCGATCTCTCTGAATCAATAGAGACAGAAGAAGAGAAAACCAAGAAGGCAGCTGAAGCCGGTAAAGAAAATGTGGAAAGTAAAGAGCAAGCTCCTGTGAGAAGGAAGAGAGAATGATAATTACCGCCGATCAGTTCAGGACAGATTTTCCGGAGTTTGCCAGTACGACAAAATTCCCTGACGGGTGGATTGACTTCTGGGCAAAGTTTGCGGACAATTTACTTCCCGCAAATCGCTGGGGCAATCTGTTGGAAATGGGATCAGAATTGCTCATTGCCCATAATGTCACTCTTCAGAGGATGGATATGGATTCAGCAAATGCTGGGCAGGCTCCCGGGACTGGCGATGGTCTTGCCAGCAATCAGGGTGCCGGATCGGTCTCATTAGGCATCGACACTCAAGCGACAATCGAGGATACGGGCGGCAATTATAATGCGACGATGTATGGAGTCCGATTTTTAAGGATGGCTCGTATCGTCGGTATAGGAGGCCTTCAGCTTTAATGCTTTCCTTCAATGCAAGAATGCAGGTGGTCGTGGACAATGCAAATAAGGTTATCCAGGATCTTTTGGATCTTTCAAAAAAGCAGGTTCTTGTTGGAGTCCCAGAAGAGAAGGATCCACGGACAGTAAAAGAGCCTTCGAAAATTGGGAATGCAGCTCTCGCTTATATCCATGAGAATGGATCTCCAGTCAGGGGAATCCCTCCGAGACCTTTCATTGATCCGGGGATTAAGAATGCTCAGGAAAATATAAATGCCGAGTTGTTAGAAGTGGCAATGGCACAGCTTGATGGCGATCAAGAAAAATCAGACTTGCATTTGAATCGTGCGGGATTAATTGCCGCAAGCTCTATAAAAAGAGTTCTTAATGAGGGAGAAGGATTTGCTCCGTTGAAAAGATCGACAAAATTAGCTCGATTAAGGAGACGGAAGGCAATGAGAAACAAACCCGATGAAGAGAGGGAAGCGGTCATGGAGAGTATGCACCCATTAGTTGATACGGGTCAACTCAGAAATAGCATTAGTTTTTCCATCGGAAGTAAGGATTCAATTTCATATGTAGTGGCGGATAAAAAATGATTAATCTTGCAAGAGTAGTAATGTCGCCGGGCCTCAATAATCAGGAACTAACTGTTTTTAGAAGCAATGGCAGTTATGTTGCCGGAAGATGGGTCGAGGAAACTCAGTTTTCTGTGACATTGGAAATCAGATGCATTGCATATCCGTCAACAGCAAAAGAGCTGGAGATGGTCCCGGAAGGAGATAGAGTTACAGGGGCAATGACCTTTCTCACAACCGATCCTCTTTATATTACACAAGGCCCTCCTGATTCTCGGATTTCGGATAAGATCCAGTGGAGAGAAGAGTTGTATAAAATCATCTCTGTTCTCCCATGGGCTGATTACGGATATTATATGTCTATTGGAGAAAGAGTCGCTGGTGATTAAATGGAACTCAAAGATTTAGAAAATTTGTTCCAATCTGTGATCGCAGGAATCACCGGACTTGATCCTGTTTCCGGGGTTCGCATATCATGGCCTACAGATGGAGCGCCGGCATGGGGAAATCAAGACAATGTTATTTTTATCAGGGTGACAGAAGACGATGAACCGATTAATAAGCAGAAGGATGAATCAATCGACAATACTCCAGACGGAACAGCTCTTGTCCAGACGATTACTTTCAACAGGGTTGATAAATTGGCATTAGTAATATATGGCCCTGACAGCTGGAAAAATGCCCAGAAAATTAGGACACAAATGTTTTACCAATCAGTACATGATCTGCTCGCATTGCAAGGTATTTATTTGGTCACAGATATTGCAGCTCCTGTTCGATTCCCAGAGGTATGGAGCAAGAAGTGGTGGGAGCGGGTAGATTTGTCCATAAGGTTTAATGAACAGATAATTGACACTTTAATCACTCCTTATATTACGAGTGGTGAAGTTATCGTCGAAACAGACGATGGAGTAGTCCGCGCCGATATTACGGCGACATAGGAGGATATTATGACAGTAAATCCAGCAACCCTTTCTTTAAATTCGATAGTAAATGTTGTTGTCAATGTAACTCCTCAGGCCGCCCCCAGAAGTACTTTCAATCAGCTTCTAATTCTGGGCAACTCTGGGAGAATACCTCAGTCGATGAGAATCATGCAGGTCGATCAGAATTTTGCGACTGAGATGATCGCACAAGGATTTCTTACAAGTGATCCTGAGTATATTGCTGCATCTCTATATTTTGGATCGGTTCCCGCACCGACATCCGGATATATAGGAATGATGGATCCGACAGCGATTCAATCTGTGATACCTCATCTTGGAGCTATTGGAAACAATTATGCTCTGGGAGATATTATCACAGTTGTCCAAACTGGAGGATCGGGAGCGCAGTTCACAGTCACAGGTATTACTTCAAGTCCGGCAGGGGCAGTCACCGGATTGACAAAAATCAATGGATCACAGGGAACCGGATATACTGCAGGGTCAAATCTTTCGACGACGACCACCGGATCCGGGTCAGGCCTCAAAGTAGACATTACGGCGCTTGGAGAATCTTGTCTCGACGCCCTTCAAGTTTTACGACAGATCAATATTCAATGGTATGTCGCGGTGGCGTTAACTGCCGTTGATGCCGATCACGAAGCCATTGCTCTTTGGGTTCAGTCCTGCCAACCTCCTTCAGTCTATGCGTATTCAACTTCTGAGGCAGCGGTCCTTTCGGGCTCCCTGATTGGATCTCCTCCGACAGAGAGTATAGGAGCTTATTTAAAGGCTTTGAGTTATGGAAGAGTCGTCGGGCAGTATTCGACTCTTCAGGCCGGACAAAATCCTTATGTCGCATATGCGATCTGTGCAATTCTCGGATATGCCATGGGGCAGAATACAGGCCTCATCAACTCTGCCTATAGTTTAAAATTTAAGGGCGAAGTTGGAATCGCAACAGAGCCGTTGACCCTCACGCAGATTGCCAACATTGAAGGCGCCAATGTCAACCTGTATCTCAGCTATGGAAATTTCTACAATTGGTTTGAGCAAGGTGTCATGGCAAACGGGACTTTCTTCGATCAGGTCATCAACCGGGATATGCTCGTTAATGATATCCAACTCAATCTGGCAACACTTCTTAATGGGACTCCGAAAATCCCGCAGACAGATCCCGGGCAGACTCAACTCATTCATGCAGTCAATCAGGCTGCTCAGAAAGCAGTTGATAGAGGATATCTTGCTCCCGGGGTGTTTAATCCATTGAATGGATTGCCCTTGCTGAGTCTAAATCCGGGAGAGGCGATGCCTCTCGGATATACGGCCATGTCAGCTCCGTATTCTACCCAGTTGTCTGCAGACAGAATCGCAAGAAAGGCAATGCCAATCTATCTTGTGATCCATGAGGCAGGAGCAGTCCATAGTGTTACGGTGCAGGTAAATGTCCAAATCTAATGGATAAAAAGACGGAGGAAATTGAATATGTATGTTTACTCTTTTAAAGATTTATCAGGGGCGTTTATCCATCCTTTGGTGCCTATCCCTCTTGTTTTTTCCGGATCCATCGGTGTCAAGAGCATCACGGTTAAGATGGCAGGAGAAAAAACACATCAGGATATTGCCGCGGATGGGGCTATCCAATCGTCATATATCCCGGGAGATAATGGATCGGTTTCCATTGTCTGTCAGCAGAATTCACAGACCCATCAGCAGCTTCTTATCTGGTATAATCTTGTTAAGGCTGCTGCCGATTTAGGGAATGTAAGTGCTTTTGCTCTCGGAGCAATGACATTGAGAAGTATTTCCGCCCAGACTGGTCATGTAATAACAGGAATCAGTATCCCGAAGCTCGGAGATAAGCCTTATGGAGCGCAGGGTGCCGATGTGACATGGGATCTGCCCGCAGCAAGTATTCAGAGCATTTAGTAGCAGTTAGTTTAGATATTCTAAAGGAGAATATAACTTGACGACTCTCAACGATGCAGTAATGGTGTCCGGTGCAGTTGGTGGGATTGTCTATGGATATTTCGCCGGGCCTCGAGTATATAGTTTCAAGGATCTGTCGGGAGCATTCACCCATCCTCTGCTTCTTCTTCCTCTGACCTTTACATCCTATTCAGGAATCGGTTTGAAAAAAATCACTGTCATGATGAAAACTGAAAGGACTAAACATATAGTAGGAGCAGACGGAGTAGTTATCCCTATTTATGTTCCCGGGAATGATGGATCGATTGTTATTACTTGTCAACAAAATTCCGCTGCCCATAAGACATTGCTTAATTGGTATAAGATGGTAAAGACAGCTATCGATGGTGGAGATGTCTCTAATTTTGCGACAGGGACAATGACGGTTAGGACTATGTCAACAGGAATAGGGCATATAATTGATGGTATTAGTATACCCAAACTCGGAGAAAAGGTGTATGCAATACAGGGAGGAGATGTTGAATGGCCTCTCCCCGCTGCGAACATAAGAAATATTTAAAAGGAGAAAGCAGATGATTCAAATGTTTAAAGATATTGAAATCAAAGGTCACAAATATCAAATTGGGCGTATGACTGCCCGCGATGGATCTTGGATCGCAATGCAGATTCTAACGAAGATTCTTCCTCAAGTTATTGGCAGTCAAATAGAGAACATTGAAGGATTGGAGAATCTTCCAACTGGAAGGTCTGAGATGTCGGAATCTGAATTCCGTAATTTGCAGGATCATTGTTTGGCTGTCTGTCGTCGGTATGAAACGGTCGGCACACAGGAGGCTCCGTTGCCTATTATAGCCAGGCCCGGTGTCTTTGCGATTGCAGAACTTGAATATGATCTAATAACTATTTTTACACTAACAGCACAAGCATTGATTTATAATATTGCCCCTTTTTTCGAAGAGGGCGGGTTGACATCGATTCTGGAGAACTTCCCGGGCCTGAACCCGCAAAAGCAATAAATATAGATTTTTTTGTATTTAGGCCCGTGATCGCTGGATTGTGGACACAAAAAGAAACTTTTGACGGGACATATTCATTTGAAGACCTTCTTGATATTCACGAACTTCTCGATATTCAGATCGTGAATGATCGACGTCAGAGAGAGTGGGACGAAGCTCAAAACAGAAGTAGAGGGAATGATTAATGGATGTTAATGTTGTAAAAGAATATCTTGTGTCTATCGGATTTTCTATTGACAAAGGTCAATATGATAAATTTAACGGCACAATAAATTCCATAACCGAAGTAGTTACTAAGCATACTGAGGGCATGACTAAACAGTTTGCTAAGGCAGGAGCTGCGATCATCAGCGCTTATGCTTCTGTAGGGACAGCTGCCCTGACGCTTATGGATAAGATGGCTACCGCCGATCTTGGATATCAACTTTATGCGGTAAGAATGTTGACATCTGTTGATGCGGCGAAGAAATTGAAGATAGCGACTGATGCCCTTGGTCATTCCTTAGATGAGATTGCATGGAATCAAGAATTAAGAGAACATTTTAAAGAGCTGGTAGAAATACAAAAAACAATGCAAACCGGTCTCGGCACAAATTATGAATCCAATATGAAGGGAATCAGAGACATAATGTTTGAGGTAACCAAATTCAAAGTGGAGATGGGTTACCTTGGACAAGGGATTGCATCTTCTATTTTTAAGGCCTTTGGAGGAGAGGGAACTTTTCTTGACAAATTAAAGGAATGGAATACATGGATAATTGAACATCTTCCGCAGATAAGAAATAAGATTAATGAGTATCTAATCCCCATCCTCAAAGACTTCTGGGCGATACTAAAAAATATTGGAATAGTGGGGAAAGAGCTTTTTAATGTCTTTGCTGATTTCATCGGAGTATTATCTGGTGACGACAAGATAATGAAAGCCAAAACTTCGATGGATAAGTTTGGTCAAACAATGCTTGCCCTGAGCGGGTTTATAAAGAGATGCTCCGACTACCTTACGACTTTTGTTTCAATTCTTATACAAGTCGCAGGTTATCTTGTTGGATCGAGGATGGGCGCAGCCATAGGAGGATTCATTGGGGGAGTAATAGGAGGCCCAGCCGGCGCTGTTGTCGGTGCCGGAATAGGATCGCAGATATTTGGATTGTTAGGACTTGGAGTTGGAACCATAGAAGCAACAAAGTTTGAAAATAGGATTAAGGCGTCTGAGAAAGAAAGAATGTTGGAAGAGAGTAATGTAGGTTATTCTAAACGTTCTGCTGAAGGGGTTAAGTCTCGCATGACTTCAGATGAATGGGGCAGAAGGGAGAAAGAGAAATCCTTTGCTTCTATTGGAGAGACTTTCGAAGAAAAGGCTGCTTTTTGGGAAAAGCATTTCGGTCTCCCTCCCGGTCTCGTTAGAGCCGTAGGAATGAGGGAATCGAGCGGAAAATTGAATATAGGACTTCACGATCCGAGCAAAAGTTCGGCATACGGCCCAGGAGGGATTACATATGCCACAGGGCAATTTCTTGGGATAGACAGAAAGAACCCTGATGAAAATGTGATGGGAATGGCCAAATATCTTCGGTATTTGTTGGATCTTAAAGGTGGAGATTTACAAAGGGCAATCGCAGGGTATAAAGAAGGCCCTGGAGGAGAAATTACTGCTTCCACCAACCGTTATGTCAGAGATGTGAGCAGATATATGGGAGGGGCAACTCAAGTGGCCAAGCAAGGAGACACTTACCATATCATTGTATATGCTCGTACCAATGATGGGGATGAGATTGGCAGAGGAATAAAGAGACAATTATCATCAATAAACAAGAATAAAGTAGGGCAGAATACGATCGAGCCCAAAGGCTCGTTTTCTGATAATTTAAAAGGGCCTATTTTAGCACCGGGGACATAGAATTATGGCACAAGGAAAATACATACCGGGAAACTGGTGGAAACCACAATTGTTTTTTATGACAGCACAGGTCAATGGTAGTCCCGTGTACTTTTTCTTTGACGCTGTTGTAAGGGCCGAGCACTCACAAGAAATGATTATTACTCGACATCCCGTGCAGGATGCAACCAACATAGCAGATCATGCGTACAGGTCTCCTGCAAGACTTGTTTTAGAAATAGCCATGTCTGATGCTGTCGCTCAATATATGCCTCTATCAAGTTCACAAATGAGTGCACCTTATACAAGCGATATATCAAAATCAAAATCAGCGTATCGAACATTTTTAGATTTAGAAAAGCAAAGAGCGGCATTGCAAGTAACAACAAGGCTTAATACTTATAATAATATGATTATCCAATCGTTGAGACCGGTGGAAGAACAGGAAACTCTTTATGCATTGAATTGCACCATGATTCTTGAAGAGATTTTGGTGGCTCAGATAGGAACCACTACCAATATGTTGATCCCGCTAAACCCCACACAAAAGGGACTTCAACCTACAGAGGCTGTATCTTCTGCAATAGGAGCAAAGGCAATTCCATTAGCTGTCCCTCCAAGTCAGTATACACAATATGACAATTTGTGGGGAAATCAATTTGTCGATGAGAATTCTGTAGGCCCGTCGTCTACCAATCTTTATGGTGGAAGCGGTTATAATATGAGTAATTGATATGAGTATTCAAATAATACCATTAACAAGTGATTCAATACAGCAGTTTCAGGTTAATATCAGTGTAAACAATGTGATATTAAATCTGGCCTTGACTGTGGAGTGGAATAGAGTGGGCGGTTACTGGGTAATGTCAGTTACCAATGTTATTACCGGGATATTGCTTCTTGATTCCATACCCCTTATTTGTGGAAACTATCCTGCTGCTAACATTCTTGGTCCATACCTATATTTAAATATAGGGGCAGCTTATATAATCAATGCAAGTGGAGTTCCGTTGGATATCCCGGGAGAGAATGATCTGGGAACAGATTTTGTACTTTTTTGGACGGATAATCAAGCAGTATGACTACTTATGATACAGTCAATGGACTTTTTGGAAGACGCTGGTCACTTGCTATAAACGCAAATGCAGCACAGAGAGTAGGACCTGTTGCTTCAGGATCCGGAGGAACAATCCCTCTTTTGGTAGCTGAGTGTTCTTCCTTTCAAGATCCTGAATCAATTCAGGTTTCATTTGATGTTATAAAGAAGTTGAATGCATTCTGGTGGTGCGATGTAACTCTTTATAATCTAAATGCGGCAACATTCAACACAGTATTTCAGAGTGGTACGGAAGTGATATTAAGTGCTGGATATCAGGGCAAAGCTCCATATGGGGAGATATTTAGAGGAAGAGTATTTCAGACTATGTGGGACAGAAGAGAAGTTGTAGATTTCTGCATGACTTTAAGATGTGTAGTCGGGAAATTTGAATCGGCTGATAACATAGTGATAGGCAATTTGACAGCTGAAATGACTTCTCAGAAGAACATTGTTGGAACGATGATGAATGCAAGTTTTTGTGCGAATCCTATTGGACAGGGCAGCATTCCTTCTACTTTGGCTGAGGATACTAATCCCAGAGGAAAAGTAATAATGCAACAGCCTCAAGATATTGTTGAGGAAATCGCAGAGAGTCGTGGAGAACAGTGGTTTTTTAATCACTTGGGCTTTAATTTTGGAAACTCTCGATCATCTGTTCCGCCAAATCAAGCCATAGTTATTAGTTCTAAAACTGGATTGATAGGGGTTCCTCAGCAAATAGAAGAGAGTGGTATAACATTCAAGACACTTCTTGATCCCCGACTTGATATAAAAATAGAACCTATGACACAGGTTTATATTGACAATAAACTTATCAGACAGGCGAAAAGGCAGTTGGGAATAAATCCTTCCATGCTTGATAATAGCGGGTATTATAATGTTTCGAGCGTTCGTCATTACGGAGATACCCGCGGGAATGATTGGCATACGGAAGTGATCGCGTGGTCGCCAGTATATGGAAGAGCTGGACTTGAAGCAGGGTTGGCTCAGGAGATAAACCAATGACAGAACCAACATCTCCTTCGGTAACAAGTTTAGCCACAAGATTAGAAATTGATTGTGAGCAGTGGGGACTTGCTATTGACAAAGAGGTGCGAGGTCTACGAGTAGCCCTTCCCGGGATAATTGTTTCATTCAATCCAGTGGCGCAGACGGCTATTGTACAGTGCGCAATAAGGGAGACGCTTACTATTAATGGCATACCAACTCATGTAAATATACCGCAGTTGCTTGATGTCCCGGTTATCTTTCCCAGAGGGGGAGGATTTGTATTGACCTTTCCTGTCTCTGAAGGAGATGAATGTCTTGTAATTTTTTCCGATCTTTGTATAGATATGTGGTGGCAAAATGGAGGAATACAAAATAGAAGAGAGGCAAGAAGACATAATTTTTCAGATGCCTTTGCAATCTTAGGCCCTTTTAGTCAGCCGAATGTTTTAAGTAGCACAGTACGATGGATGATTGGAGGGAATTATACTGCGGGCAATATCGTCGAGTTTCAAGGCAAGAATTATTTATGTTTGAATGATGTAGATAATTCTACCGATAGTCCGGAAGAGGACACTGATAATTTTAGTCTTGTTGAAGAGCCCTTTTCAAATACCAGTCTCCAGCTCCGAAAAATAGATGGATCAGTTATGCTGGAAATAACAGATAGTGAAATAAATCTGACAGGCAATGTAAATACAACAGGGAATAGCAGTTCAGATTCTGGCTGGTCGGGATCTTTCCAGACTTTAACGGGAAAGATAGTTACAGTTCAAAATGGGATTATTGTGGATGTAGGAAATTAGGAGAATATTATGACTATGCCATCCGAAGCGGGATCTGTTAATTCACCGGAAATCAAAGCATGGCTCAAACAGATTGAAGAGATAACAAATTGTGATGAGCTGCAAAAGCTTTATGACCAGCTGAAAAAGTATGTTGAGGATCAACTTGCGGCGGTGAATGATGAAGTGGGAGTGATAGAATCCCTTCTTGTGAATCCCACGAATTTGGATAGTGCTATAAATTGGATAAAAACATTTATTAATTTAATGTCTGGAGGATACACGACAATGATTGCTCAGTTGGTTGCGTATGCTCAGACATTGGAAACAATTATCCAGAAGATAACAGAAAAAAGTTCTTCTCTGGGATGCAACAATTTTAAACTTTAAATATAGGTCAGAGATATGCCAACAGTAGTTTACAGAAGATTGTCATCCGAGTATGAACCGGTGTACGGGCAAGGGCAAAACGATTTTGTGGCGGATATTTATGCAGTTGCTCAGGCTATCCAGACAAGACTTAATTTATGGTTGGGGGAATGGTGGGCAGACTTGAATGATGGTCTTCCCATGCTTCAAGGAATTCTTGGAGTCATGGGAGCAGGGCAGGGCAATTATGCAGAACTCTTAATTCAAGAAAGAATTTTGGGAACTCCATATGTTGGTAGTCTTTCTAATGTTTCATCAACATATAATCCGGCAACGAGGGCGCTTACTTTTTCTTGTCAAACCAATGTTGTATTTGGAGGGATTATACAAATAGTAGGAACATACAATCCTACTCAAAGCAATAGTCAAGCATGGACAGCAATACCTGTAGGGGGATAAATTATGTATGCACCGCCTTCAATTTCAGCAAGTGGGCTTACCATCCCGAGTTATAATGATATACTGAACAACCTTATCTCTAATTTTCAGACCATTTATGGACAAAATGTCTATCTTGCTAATGATTCATCTGACTATCAGTTTCTATCCGTGCTTGCTCTGAAAATAAGTGATGCAGTACAAGGATTGCAATTAGAGTATAATAGTAGAAGTCCTTGGACGGCAATAGGATCGCCCCTTGATTCCATAATTAAGTTGAATGGATTAACGAGAAAATCCGCATCATACTCTACCTGTGTTGTCATTTTGACAGGGACTCCCGGGACAACAATTACAAATGGAATTGTCGGAGATATCAACGGCAATAAGTGGGATCTGGGATCGACTCCGATTCCGATAGGATCAGACGGGACAGCGACAGCGACAGCTATTTGCGAAACTATTGGAGCGATAACCGCATTGGCCGGGAATATTATCAATATCATGACTCCTCAATCGGGATGGACTTCTGTTACAAATATTGCGGCAGCGAGTGTAGGGCAACCTGTAGAAACAGATTCCCAGTTAAGGGCACGGCAAGCTCTAAGCACAATGATATCTTCGGAAACAATGCTTGCCGGGACGATCGCCGCCATTGCAGCCACCCCTGGAGTAACGAGATATAATGTTGTAGAAAATTATACCAATGCATACGATGGATATGGCAATCCTCCTCATTCCATTTCAGCTGTTGTTGAAGGAGGCACTCAACTTGCGTTGGCCACAGCGA